AATTAAACAAATAGCTTGACAAAAAGAAATAAATATAGTATAATAATTAAAAGGAGAGTAGAGGAAGAATGAATAAGGTTATAAAAACCAGAAATTCGGCGAGTGGAGATATGACTGCGTATTACGCGGACGAATCCTCTACTCAATTAGATTATTCACTTATAAAGCGTGAAATCAAAAACGGAACGATAAAACCGCATTATCGGTTACATTGGCTCAACCCCGACGAAACCGAAAAGGAGCTTCTGCCCGAGCAAGACATTCTCTCGGGCGGGAGTTTTACCGAAAATTACCAAAATGGGCAAAGAAGAAGTTTATCGATTACGCTTTTTAATGAAACGAGGAAATACACGCCGTCGATTAACGGTTTGTGGATAAATACAAAATTCTCATACGACCTCGGTTGGGAGATGAATAATGGCGACATTGTTTGGTTCAAAAAAGGGACGTATGTGGTTACAAATATTACGCCGTCGCACGACCCGACTTCGAAAAACGTGTCGCTCGAATTAAGCGATAAGTTCGCGGTTTTCGAGAGTGGAAAGGGCGTTCTCGAGATGACTTATACAATTCCCGTTGGGGAAGACATCAAAGAAACATTAAACGGCATTTTACAGTTTTCGGCGGGAGACGGGAATGTTTTAGACCCGCAACCGATGATATATAACTCAGCGTTCAAAGGTAAGAAAACGCAGGCGTCGATAAGCAAAGAAGCGGGCTCGAATTTTGGAGAGATAATTGCGGAATTATGCACGCAGCTCAACGCGGAATATTTTTACGACGTTTGCGGTTATTTGAATATAGTTCCGATAAACGACGTGACAGACGACGTTGACAAGCCGATAATAGATTCAATCTTCGAGGAACATGGCGATTTCGGAGCGAATAATTTAACGCTCGACTTCGAGAACATCGTTAATCGAGTAATCGTTATCGGAGGCAATTCGAACAGTAAAACCTACCGAGCGGTAGCCGTGAATGACGATCCATCGTCGCCTTTGTGTTATCAAAGAATTGGTTATCGAACCGCAAGCCCGATTAATGACTCGAACATAACGTCGGATATTTTGGCGCAGGATCGAGCCGATTATGAATTACGTAATAAGTTAATTTTGAAATCGAGCGCGTCGACCGATGTAATGCTCAACCCGTTTTACATCGTGAACAATATAATTGAAATCACGGATAATTTTTACGGTTTCGAGCAGGAAAAATTTTTAATTCAGAGCATTTCCTACAATTTGGATTATAGCGGCTCAATGTCAGTTTCGAGCTCGAACACGCGCAATTTGCCGTTCACAACAACGAGGAGGTAATAGATTATGGCGAATGATGCGAATCAATTAGTCGAACTAATCAGAGAACTCGTTAGAGCGGAAGCAGAAAAACAAGATTGCACGGTAAAATGTATCGTCCAAACGGTCAACCCCGACAAGACGATAGACGCGTTTTTGGTGACGGATTTGGAGCAAACGCAAAACACGCTTTTGCGCGGGCTGACAAACATGTCGCGTTATAACTTCGTTAAGGGCGATATTGCGATTTTGTATAAAATGCAAAATAACATAAACAATTCCTTCATCATCGGCAAAATCGGCAGAGGAGACGACGCTTTTGACGCATTGACGACCCGAATGGACCAATTATCGCTCGGCGCTGGCGGAGGGGAAATCGTTATAAGCGGCTCGGGCGGAGGTGGCGGAGGTGGGCAGACGCAGCAAGTTATTGAGCGCGTCGACAGATTTGGTGATTTATTAGACATTGTAAACCCGTCTTCGAACGTGATTTACTTCGTTAAAAACACTGAAACAGCTTATTTATACACACCCGCAACAAACACTTTTGACGCTTATACGCCTTATGGTGTTCAGGGTTTAATCGCGATTGACGGCGGCGCCGCAGACACGACGAATTACAATGCAACAAATTATAACGCTGGATTTGGCAGCGTGAAAACTTCAAATGATTAGAGGTAAAATATGGCTAAACAACTAATAAGCAGAATTCAATTACGTCGTGATACGGCGGCAAATTGGAAAACAAATAATACGACCCTTTCAAAGGGTGAAATCGCGTTAAGTTATGACGTAAACGCAGACGGCGTTGCCCTTCCGAATAGTTACCGCGTTAAAATCGGTGATGGAATAACCAAATGGAATTCGCTCGATTACTTCGCACAAAGGGTTTTGGTTGGTTCGGGAGCGCCCGCCGCATCGCTCGGTGAAAACGGGCAGTTTTACGTTGATACGACAAATAAATACCTATACTTTAAGAACAATGACGCTTGGATAACAATTGGTGGAGATATTTCGGGTGAACTCGATAAAAAGCTCGATAAAAAGACGACGCCAAATTCGGTTTACGGGGTCGACCCAACAGGCGATCAAATAATGTATGAGCTCACTGGTGCAACAGGTGCAACGGTAAAAGTAGTTGCCGTTGAAGCGGGCGGTAAAATTCCCGTTGGACTTCTTCCTGACGTTGTACTCGGTAACGTTTTATACGGTGGTAATTTAAATAGCGCCCCGATCAATGCTAACACCTGGGCAGCAACACCCTCCGCTTCTTTAAAAACGAGATTAGGAATAGTGGCGGCGGTTACTTCGATAACCATTAAAAACCAGGAAGGTGGAACTTCGACAACTGGTTATGGCTGGAAAGCTCTCGAGGGTGTTTACTTCATCGCAAATGCAGCTGGCACATTCGCAGGAATTAGTTTCGAAGTTGGCGACTGGCTTATCTCGACTGGAGATTCGTGGCAAAAGGTTGACAATACCGATACAATAAAAACAGTCGGGGGTGTTTCGCCCGTTAACGGAAACGTTGTTGTCGAAGGCGTAAAAGGCGTAAGCGTTACGGGAGCAGATTCCAAATTAAGCATTGGTCTCAATCTCGCGAATGAAACGCAATTAACAGGTGGAGCGACAACGATTGCCGAATCGGGTTCTCAAATCTCCGCTGTTCGTCTCGATAAAGGTGGAAAGCTCGGCGTTGTTATTCCGAAAGGCGTTGAATACACTAAAGGAACAAATATTGAAATTATCGATGGTAATGTTATTAGTACAGTTGATCATCCAAAATTTGCAAACGTCGATGTTAACAGTACGATTTTCCTTGGAAGCGGAGGCGATGCAGGGCAGTTAAGCAACCTTTATCTCGCTCTAGAAAGTTCGAGGGGAAGTGCTCATTATCGAGCTACGGGCGTAGTATGGTCTGCTGGTATGGTTGGAGGAAATATCGCCTTTCCTCATAAACAAGGAAATCAAACCTTCGCGCTTTTAAGCGATTTAACAGGCAAACAGGATAAACTCACCCCGACGGGCAATATAACAATAAGCGATACAGGAGTGATTGACACAGTTACAGGTCCAACGTTTTCAACACTTAAAGTTGATTCACAAGCTTCTTTTGGGGACGATTCTTCGGGGGTAACGATATTTCAAGGAAAAGTCAGTACGAAGAGCGGGGCCTATCAGGCTGATTACGGTGCTTCAGGAGTAACGTGGACCTATGGTCAAGTCGGCGGAAAAATCGATTTGCCTCGCAAAACAGGGACACAAACCTTTGCTCTTTTAAGCGATGTAACGGGTAAACAAGACAAACTAACCCAAGGCAGAAACATCGAAATAACGGGCACGACAATTCAGACGACAAAAGAACTCGATGCCGAAAAAATTTCTAATTCGTCTGGCGGTTTAACTGTTGGTAAGGGTAGTAGCACTGTTAATGTTTATGCTTCTGGCATTTCTTTAAGTGCTACTTCTTATGTAAACATTAACGCTAATACGGCAACGATTAATGCTCCAGGAGGGGTGTCGGTAACAGGCAATGTCGCAATGGCGAACAGTTTATCTGTTACTGGCGCAATCACAACCACTTCAAACAACCCCGCTTCGACAACCCTAAAAGAAGTTGTCGTCGATACGGATTACGTAATTATAGACGGTGGAGATTCAACGACTACCTGGTAAAAGGCACGAAGGCACCCGCAGATTTATTTCTGCGGGATTGCCCTGGCGTCTGAAAAGATGACGCAAAACTCAAAATTTTTGAAAAGAGAAAATTAAGGAGGAAATATGGCAAAAACATTAAAAGCACGGATAGTGCAAAAACACGACACGGAAGCAAACTGGAAGAAAGCGATAAACTTTATTCCAAAACAAGCCGAAATAATCGTTTATGACAAAGACGAAATTTACGATTACACTCGGTTCAAAGTCGGTGATGGCACAACAAAAGTCAACGACTTACCTTTTACATCGCCACTCGCACTCGCTTTAAACGAAACGGAAACACAATTAGTGGCGAGCACCTCGGTTTCTTTTAGTTTAGACGCCGAACACAACACAGGATTATACGTTAGCGCAAAAAACGCAATAACGATAAGCAGTTTTGCTGAAGGGCAGAAATACAAAGTTATCTGGGATGGAAAAACTTATTTCGTTTACGGATGGAGATTCACGGCTTTAAAAGCCGATGGAGGCTGGTATGATTGGCAGCTCATCGGGAATGGGGATAATAGTGTTATAGACGCTTATTACCCCGAGAATACTGGCCTGCCTTTTGCAATTACGCAAGATAGATGGGAAAATGCAGGAGAGTGGCTGGTTTATGCGGCAGATGGCAGCACGGCAGCGACTCACACTATTGAAATATATAAAATAGACGGCGAATACACGAAAGTAACGCCTGAATATATTTACAATTATAATAACTTTTTAAAGCAAGGAAGAGCAGAGCACTCGGGTTATGTTGGTTTAAATTCAATTGGTGAAAATATGCCCTCGTCTTTTGCAGTTGGCGATGGTAATACACTCGGAGGAACTGGGCAGTGTGTATTTGCGGCTGGTGGCGGTAATACAATAAATTGCACAAAAGGGTTTTATTCCGAGGTACATGGCTCATTTAACAACGTGACGGGTGAGCGTGTTAATTCCACTTTTGTCGCAGGTCAAAAAAATACAATAAATGCGAGTGGCGTGGGGGCAGTTAGCGTATCTGTTTTTGGTGGCGGAAACACCATAACGGGTAGATGGCAAGCAACCACTGTTGATGGTTATGGTCAGAAATTAGATGGCAGTACGGGAAGCAACTTAGGGTTGTTTGTTCATGGATATTCTAATACGATAACGAATGAAAATGCTGGCGGACAATTAGGGTTATCGGCTGTTTTGGGCGGCTTCAACAAACTAATACACACCACCACAGGTTCAATGCAAGGAAACTTCATTTTAGGCGTATCAAACACGATACAGGATAAAAGCGAAGTTCTTATTGGGGGTGCGGGAAATTCCGCCGACATTGATTATCAGACCATTTTTGGTAAATTTTCAGATGCAGATGAAACAGCCGCGCTCAAAGTCGGCTGGGGAACTTCTGGCGGCGCACGTAAAAACGTCTTCGTCGTTCATGACGATGGAAGAGCAACTGCGGCAGCCGACCCGACCGCTTCGATGGATTTAGTCACAAAACAATATTCCGACAACGCGAGTGCGATTTTTGTCAGCACGAGTTTGTTGGGTTAAGGAGGTAAATTATGGCGGATAATTTGCAATATCAACAATTTAATGCGAGTAAAAAATACGTTTCCGACACGGAATTTACTTCCTTCGACAAATCAACAATTCCCGTTGGTACGGAATACAACATAGTCGGAGTAATCGAGGAAAGCGATTTAAGTGCCGAATTACAAACGAAAGTAAACAGAACAGTGGCTGGCCCGACAGGTCCTCAAGGCCCGACTGGTCCGACAGGTCCCACGGGTCCGACAGGCCCTCAAGGACCCAAAGGTGAAACAGGAAGTCAGGGTCCTCAAGGACCAAAGGGCGACATTGGCCCACAAGGACCTCAGGGACCCAAAGGTGACACGGGTGCACAGGGACCAACAGGTCCGACAGGCCCTCAAGGACCCAAAGGAGATACAGGTCCCCAAGGACCAAAAGGTGACACTGGCGCACAGGGCCCAACAGGCCCGACTGGCCCACAGGGTCCTCAAGGGGCTGGATACAATGCTGGTGATAATATTAAAATAACTGGTGGGACGATTTCCGTAGATATAAACAAAGATTTAAATTTAAACACCCATCATTTAATTTTCAACGGAACGGGCAATAACGATAAACTCGCTTATATTGGATATGAAAATGGCGGGTATACGATTTATGGTCCACAGAAGAATAACGCGACGGGGAAATGTTATTTCCCAACAGCGGGCGGAACGTTAGCGACAGGCGGAGACCTCAGTGGAAAAGTCGACAAAGTAATAGCAACAGGCATTGATCGTGTTTACGGGATTACTTCAACAGGTGGACAAACAACATTTAGGGTGGAGGTCGCAGGCGACCCGAACACGATGCCCAACTCGATTGTTCAAAGAACCTCGAATGGTAGAATATACACTTTTGGCGGGACAACGGGTAACGAGGCTGTTAACTATTCTCAATTAAACACAAAACAAGATAAACTAACCGCGGCAACTGGTATTACCATTACAACGGGTAATACGATTTATTGTAATGGCGATTTAACTGGTATTACAGTAAATACCGAAACCATAAACGTTGGTACGGAATTAAATCTTTCAGGCAACCTTGTTCGAGGAGGAGAAACCTTTGCCTTCCCTAATACGGGCGGACAATTAGTCACCCTGCCTTATTTAGATAATTATGTTGAACGGGCTACAGACATAGTCAACTATGATAGGGTGTATGGACGAACAAATAAGGGTAATGAAACAACCTTTAAAGTAGTGACTAATGGAGTAGATGCAAACTCGATACCTCGAAGAACTAATGCAGGAACATTACGAACCAACGACCCCACAGACTCTCTTGACGCAGTAAACAAACAATACTTTGAAGCGAAAACAGCAGTCCTCATCGACAACTCACTTTTAGGAGGTTAATATGGCATACAAACGAGAATTGATAATAAACAACGGCTCATTAACCTCTTACAAAAAGCTTTTAAAAGTTTCTGATGTTTGTCAGTTGATAGATGCATCAAAATATCCTGCTACAAAAACGATAAACGGAGTTACTTTTACTAATAACGGCGACGGAACGATAACAGCAAACGGGACGGCAACTTCTTCAATATATTTTGATATTATAACAGATTGGTTAAAGTTATCAACAGATAAAAAGTATCTTATAATTGGTTGCCCTTCGGGTGGTAGAAATGACACGTATTTTTTATATGTTAATAATGGCGGCGCACTATGGCGGCCTTATGATACGGGTAATGGTTCAATCGGTACTCCGATTAAAATAAACGCAATAGTTACAATATGTATAACTGGCGGTACTACCGCAAATAATTTAGTTTTCAAACCGCAACTCTTCGACCTCACCGAAATGTACGGCGCAGGAAACGAACCCGCGACAGTTGAAGAATTCAAAGCGAAGTTCCCGAATGAAATGTATGATTACTCACCGAGGTGTTGGGTTAAGAGTTACAAAACGGGGTTGATAGCGAAAACTAAGAATTTGTTTGATATAAACGCTTTAACGCCTTATACGCCTGAAACGTTGCCGAGAGGTATGGCTGGTATTTATAACGGGAATATAATATCAAAGGGTAAACCTAATGATACAACGTGTTCAACAGGTAAAACGTTGAGGGAATTGTGTCCTGATTTGCTGGTGGGTGAAACATACATCTTAAATTTTGAAACTAATGTTCCTTCTTCAGTAGGTGGACAATATGAGTCTATTCACTTGAGAGGTTCAGGCAATTGGTGGCGTCTCAACTATCGGACTATAACCGAAGCTGATTTATCTGCAACAGTTTTTATATATGCAGAGGTTGATGGTGCTACTTACACGATTTGGAACTTCCAAATCGAAAAAGGCTCAACCGCAACAGATTACGTCCCGTATGGGTATCTATAAGGAGGTAAATTATGGCAGACAATAATACTTATACTTCAAAACAAAACATCAAAAAATACACAACGCAAGCAAAATTCGACGCAATCGACAAAAGCGATGTTCCCGTCGGGACGGAATATAATATCGTCGGAGAGATTGAAGAGGCGGATTTGTCAAGCGAATTGCAAGCAAAAATAAACAATTTAGAGGCAGAAGTCGCTTCTTTGAAAGCTTTGTTAAATAAAGAAGGCTATTCGATTGCCTTTGTTAAAAATTAAGGAGAAAAAATATGGCAAATACTTATACATCAAAATTTAAAGGCGTCGAGGTTGACGAAGGCGTAAACATCGCGAGAAACCTGGCGGGGACTGGCGGGATTGAAGTAAAGAAAACGGAAACGGGCACGATCAATGCAACGGTGACAATCGACGGGTCGGGGAAACAGGATAAAATAACCGACCAAACCCCGTTGGGCGTTGGGACTTTAACTGTTTATCAAGAACTTAATGCTTATGGCGGACTCTCCGTCACTGGGGCAGACTCGTACTTTAATCACGATGCGACTTTTTTCGGTAACGTAACATTTAACAACGAAGCAAAATTCGACTCTCCTAACGGTGCGTCCTTTGTCATAGGCGACGGTTCTTCTCGTAGACAAGCTTTATTAGGAACTACGGCTCCTCGTTATGCTACGGGCAATATAGCGATTTATTTGCCTGACCGTGATGGTACGTTGGCTTTATTAGAGGATATACCCGCTTCACCCACAGGAAACTTTATGCCAGATACGCCGAGCGGACCTTATGCAATGCTCGTTGCGAGCGGTGGCATAGGTAACACGCCTACTTGGGAAGACATTCGTGACGGAACAATTCAAGCGAACTTTTTAGTATACGATAAGTCGAATGGACAAAGTTATCACGCTCACACAACGGGTGCAATTTTTGAAGCTTATAATACAGGAAGTGGCACTTTAAAAAAGTTTACACTTATGGCTCCTACGGGCGACGCAGAGGCTACTGTTATTATTCCAAACAAGTCAGGCACACTCGCAACACTTGACGATATTCCGACAGGTGGTGGCGGCTCAGCAGGAGTTTCGTCTATCGGGGGTAAAACTGGAGCGATTACGCTTGGGACAGGGCTTTCGATGAATGGTAATGAATTGAGTGCAGAGGGCGGTGGTGGTACAACGTATTATCAGCATTTACTAAGAAGCAAATATACGCATGGCTCGGTGGGGTGTGATTATCAATTTTATATGACAGTGATAAGCACGCAATCTTCCGAAGCGGGCGGTCTTACCGACCTCGTTCTACATAGCGCAAATATTACAGTTGGAATAGATGCTGCACAGAGTGGTGCGCCACAAGATTATGCAGGGTTTGTTCCCGCCATAATGATAGAGAATCCAGACGACCATGCAAATAGCATGATATTTTTTGTTGATACAATAAATAATAGGAGCTATGCCGTTGCTGTAGAAGACACTGAATTTATAAGCGATTCTGTTGAAACCCTATAAATTCGCTTGACAAATAAATAAAAATATTGTATAATATATGTAAAGAAGGAGAGGTTAATCAAAACCTCTCCCGAAAACATATTACCATAGGAGGCTAAAGTGGATAAAGAAGCGAATTATAAGGACGTCAAAATAGGCGTATACGCAATCGCAGCGGGCGAACCAAACGAATTTATCGATCGTTGGCTCAACTCAATGAAAGGCGCGGATTACATTTGGGTTTTAGTAACCAAACTCAACGACCCGAATTACGCTTATTTTAAAGAAAAGCAAAAACTCGACGAATTTAAAGACAAACTCTTCGTCGAAGAAAAGGAAATCAAACCCTGGCGATTCGACGTCGCCCGTAACGAAAGTTACAAAATAGTTGATAAGTATTGTGACGGGCTTATTTGCACCGACATTGATGAAGTTTTAATCGAAGATTTCTGGGACGATTTCAGAAAAGCGATTTTCGAGCATCCGAGATTCGAACGTATTTATTATCGTTATGCGTGGGGACACGATGGCGAAACGGGACAACCAACAACCTGTTTTTGGTATGATAAAACTATGCACCCGATGGGCGGTTATCGTTGGGATTACCCCGTTCACGAATGTATTTGGTGTCCCGAAGCGAAAAAGTACGGCTGGGAAGGTCAGTATTTCATGGACAACGGGAAGGTGTATTTGCACCATTACCCCGATAAATCTAAGAGCAGAAAATCGTATTTTGACCTTTTAAAAATGCGTTCCGAAGAAAATGAGCGCGACCTTTATGGGTATTATTACTTGGCTCGCGAATACACTTTTTCGGGTGATTGGTTCCATTGCCTTAAAACGTTACAACCTTTATACAACTTATTGACGATGAACCCGAAAATTCCCGAGGCAGCGAAGATTTTGCAGGATGTTTATATGTACCCAGCGACGTGCATTATGATAGGGCAGGCTTATTTATACACGGGAAACAACGACGACGCTGAGCAGTATTTTGTCAAAGCGATAAATAATTACCCGAGTCTCGTTGACGGCTATATCAACCTCGCTCAATTATACGCCTATAGCAATCAACCACAAAGAGCACGCGAAATACTCGACCTCGCAAAAACAAACGCGAAAGAACAAATCGATTGGCGTATCAGACTTTATTACTGGCGTCCGTGGAAATGGTTACAAATTCAGGCAGACGCGTTGTCCTGGGAAGGAAAATACGAAGAAGCGTTGGAAGTTTTTAGAGAAGCCGAAAAAGACATAAAAACAGCCGACGATAAAGCTTATGCGACCGCAGAAAGGTTTTATTACGATTTGGATTTCGTGAAAAACAAAATCGCCGAAAAGGAGAAAGCGCAAAAAGAAGCGGAAGTCGTGGCGGAAGCGGAAGTCGTAACCGAGGCAGCTGGGGAAGAAAAGAAGGAAGAAAAGGTAGAGTAATCTTTTGGGAGATGAATGAATATGAAAATTTTTAAAAAAGTAATGTTTTACGTTCTGTCCTGTACGTGGGGAATTATCTTAACGATTATGGGAGCAGTCGTTGCGCTTGCTCTCTTAATCACAGGGCACAAACCGCATAAATTTTATAATTCGGTTTATTTCAGGGTCGGCGATAATTGGGGCGGCTTTGAAATGGGTCCGTTCTTCATAATAGACAAACAGGGTGATCTTCCGACAAAACAGCACGAAGCAGGTCACGGGATACAAAACATCGTTCTCGGACCGCTCATGCCTTTTGTCGTTAGCATTCCAAGCGCGACCCGTTGGTGGTTGTTCTGGTTTAACACGCAGAAGCAGAGATATATTTTCGGAAGTATTTTATCGGCGGTTATCGGAATAATCGGTCTCGTGGGAATAATTTTAGGCGCGGTATTCAACCTTTTGTTCCTGATAATAATAGGCGGAATATTCTTCGCTTATGCGATTTTCCTGGTTATTTGGTTAATGGTTTTTGAAATACCGAAATACACGGGTTATGTGGATTATTATAGCGCGTGGTTTGAATCTGGTACGCATAAATTCGGCGCAAGTTATATAGGTGCGCAGAGATATAAAGAAGATGATGGCAACTAAAAGCAAAAAATATTTTTAAATTTTTGGGGATTGTTGGGCTAAAATGCTTGACAATCCCCCTTTTTTCTGTTATAATGAAGCCAACAAAACAAAAAAAGGAGTATTTTTCTTATGACAAGCGTTGAAAAAGAAAGGATTTGCAAATTGTTGGCTGAACAGATTTTGCCTACCGCGCGGCACAAAGCGATGGTGGAAGAAGTCGCAAACGTTGATAATTACGTCGCGGCGATTATAACCGAATGGATTGACGGTGAATTCGTGAGAAAGCCGAGCATCAACGAAGAATTAGGAATACTCGGGGAATAAGGAGCAAAAAAAATGGAAGAAACGAAGATTTTTAAAGTACCGCCCAAAGAAGTGCAGCAAGCAGTGGTTGACCGCATTTTAATGCGTCTCGAAGCGCGTCGTTCGAGTTTTACCCGCGAAGACGTTATCGCGTTCGGCAAAGAAGCACAATTGCCCGCCGTATACGCAGAAGAAGTCGAGCCCGCTGTTATTGAAGATTTGAGCGTGAGAGTTTTCTCTCGTTTGCTCGTCAACGGTTTGATTATCCCCGTAAAAGGAACGAAGTATTATCGAAAGATTACAGACGAGGAAATGAAGGCAGCAAAGAAAGCTTATTTGGCGGCGCAAGAAGAGACGAAGCAGGAGGCGCAAAATGGCGAGACCGTGCTTAACTAAAGAGCAGTTTGTCGAATACATCGGGCGCATAAAGAAGACGTGCGATAAAGACGATATATTGTCGGAAGCGGTAGAAAAAGCGTGTAACGACGATTGTCGAGTAATCGGCTTATACGGTGCCGAATGTTCGACGATGGTCGATTTGCTCTCGCTCGCAATGGGTTTGGAAATCGGGACCCGCGACGGGAACGAGATTGAGTATTTCATATACGACCTGGATTTTGGCAAAGATTACAAAGAAGGTTGTTTTACCGAAATGGACGGCACGCCGATAGATATTTCAACGGCTGAAAAGCTATACGATTATATTACGGAGACCGAGAGGGACTAAAAGTGATGTTAAAGGACGTCAAAGAAAAACTCATAACCAATGCCGACGCGCTCATCGAATTACTCGAAGAATTCGGGTTTGAAAAAATCACCCCGCGAGTAAGCGAAATTCGTTGCGCCCGTGACGCGGAAGGCGGCGGTAATAATATTCAAATTCGCCTAACCGACAACGACGGCGTTATGGTTACGGATTACGCACGCGGAACTCGTAGCGACATTATTCAGTTCATTATGGAGCAACGCGGTGTTGATTTCCGCACAGTCGTAGGGAAAATTCAGAAGATTCTCGGTCTGTCGGATGATTGGGCGAAGCAGAAGCAATTGCCGTTATTTGGCGGATTTTACAGTCAAATCGGGCGAAAGAACGCGGAGATCGAAGTGAAGACTTATCCCGAAAGCGTGCTCGACCAGTATGATATGACGCCGAACGAACGCTGGATAAAAGACGGAATTACAATCGAGGCACAGCGATTTTACAATGTCGGGTATGACCAATACGACCAAAGGATTATATTTCCTATTCGCAGCGCGGAAACGGGCGCAATTATGGGAATTAAAAAAAGAAGAAATTATTCGACAACCGACGAGAGCGACCCGAAATATGTTTATGAAAAAGACTATGCTTGCTTAATGAGCCAAACGCTTTTCAATTACTCGGAAAGTTACGGCGATTTATACGGGAACGAAGTTTGGGTCGTTGAAAGTGAAAAATCGTGTTTACAGAGTTATGGGTTCGGCGTAAAAAACATTGTCGCGCTCGGTTCGCACTCGTTGTCTGAAAAGCAGGCGCAGTTGATTTTACAGCTCAACCCAAAACGCGTGATTATGGCGCTCGACGAGGGGCTGGATTTCGAGGCGACCGAAACGAACCTTAAATTATTGAAATCGTTTTCGGCGTTACGCGACATCGAATTTTGGTATTGGGACACGACGCTCGACCCGACGATTAAAGGGACGAAATGCGGTCCGTGCGATAACGGCGCGGAGTATTTCGAAAAAGTGAAAAACGAACAGTTGAAAAGGTGGAATTATGGCGAAAAAAAGTAAAGTGAAGAAAATTAAAGGTTGGCATAATATCTCGGCAGGGCTTTTTGGTTATCGCGGGAGATATTGGTTCCACAACATCAAAGATTTCTGGATTTTGATTAAACGTGTATTTTTTGTTTTGAGACACGGGTATTCGCCGCAGGCGTTATGGGAGATGGACGCTTGGTTTATTGACATTATGAAAGAGCTTTTAACTTGGCAGAGAGATAACAGAGTATCGGTTGGCTATTTTGAAAAAGAAACAGCGAACGAAGACGAAAACAAAAAGAAAACCGACGAGCTTTTAAACCATATGTTAGAGCTTTTAGAAAAAGCCGACCCGTTTCAGACGGGCGAGTTTGAAGGAGCAGAAAAAGCTAAAAACGAGTTTTTAGAATTGTTTTCGAAATATTTTTATAAATTTTGGGAGTAAATTTTAGAGTTTGTTGGGTAAAACGCTTGACAAACTCTTTTTTATCTGTTATAATGAGGGCACAAAAATAAATCGGAGGTAAATTATGTTTGTTTGGATAGTTAGTGCCTGGTCGAACAAAGACCAAATACGAGAAATCCAGTTTATTGAATTGACGTATGAAAAAGCTCTCGCGGACGTTCAGTCGAACCGAAGTGGGTTTGAGGATTGTTGTTATGACATGTGCTGTATAAAGGCTTATCAAACCGATCGTTATTTTGGAATGATTGACGAGAAACTTATCAGTTGTTGCGAATACAGCAAAAAATGCCGCGAACTCGAAGTTGAATATCATCTGCCGACGTTTGCACCCGAGTTCACGACACAATATTTCAAATTCAATGACGAGAAGAAATGCTGGGAGGAAGCAAAGTGATAAAGGCAATTATATATTATGATGGAGCACTTGATGCTAATTTGTGCGATTATTTACGGGCAAACGAGTACGTTTCCGACTTATTTCCCGAATACGAATTGTTTTACGTAAGCGGCGAATACGGGTACACGAGCAATATGGAAGCCGTTCAGTGGTGCGCGAGTCTTCCGACAGATTACGTAATTTTCACGAATTCGTTGTTCGCGTTTAACGCCGACGTGGTAAAAGAACAGTGTTCGAACGCAGATGGTGGATTGACGGATTTTTATATTTTGCACGACGGCAGCATCGATAACATCAATGCGTTAACAGATAAGTGGTTATCTAAAACACACAATCTCGAAAAAATAGTTATCAACGGAGGATTGGAAAAATTATGTTAAATATCGTTATTGGAATTTTGATTATTATTGGCGCAGTTATTTCGGTTTTGATTTCTGTCGAAAAAACGCCACAGAATCTTAAAGGTTTCTACTCGAAGTTTTACTGGTTCATCGCTGTTTTAGCGATTGTGGCTGGTATTTACGTTACCGTAACAGGGATTATTCAGGTACAATGAAAAAGGTTTTATTAAACACACCCGAAACGAAAAATTACCTCGAATCGTTACCGAGAGTTTATATCGCGGCCTGTTGGGCTGGTTGGGGCGTTCGAGACTTCCCATTCAGCGGGAAATACGCCGACAAAGAAAAGATGATTCCGCTCGTTTGGGATTATTACGATTTCAACGGCGCCGCCGACGAGTGGCACCTTATTCCCATCAACCAAACAACGACGGGGATGATCGCGGGTTGGTCTTTTAGCGAGGCGATGTTGAAAGATTATACTCGGCTTAAAAATATTGAACGCGGAGAAGAATGGCGAAATGAGTAAACGTAATTGTATAGAGAAATTAGCGAAACTTTTAGACAAAGCGGATGTTCCGTATGAGCGTCGTCCGATGTGGGGCGGCGAACAAATTCGTATAGGTAATCTTTGCGACGCTGTTTGTCACGATTTTTCTTATGGGAATGAAGACGATCTTTTGGAGATTATGTCGGCAGTAACCGAGGAAGAAGGCGAACACGGCGGAATTTTGGGTTGTTTAACGCCCGAAGAGGTCGCGAAAAGATTTGTGTATTGCTACAAATACAACACCGATGTTTATCATGAAGAAAAAGAGCTCACGGCAAAAGATTATTACGAGGGGCTAATCGAGAGATGGCGGGAGAGAATTTACGAAATCAACGCCCACACCGACCCCGAAAGCCAAAGTCGAGCCGAATGGGACGTTTTAGAAGAAGTAATCTTCGAGGTTTCGCTCGGATTCCCACTGTTGAAATGAGGTAAAAATGAATGTTTTTGAAATTTGTATTATCATTTTAATGGTACTTTTTGCCTTGGTGGTGATTATTTGCGTTGTGGGTTCTTATATAATTGCTCGGCGTTACAAAAAGTTTTACGAAACAACGGAAGAAGGCAAAAAGCTTTACTGCGCCTTATACACGAAAGACCGTTTGGGCAGTAAACACGATTGGCTCGTGAATCAAATGAGGGAATTGCGAGATAAAATAGACGAATTTGAGTTTTATTTTCCCGAAGAGAGCGGTGAAAAGGCGTTTTTACACGGAATGAAAATTCAGTATAAGGAATATTCGGAAGAGCTTTATCGCACGAAAGAAGCGATGGTGGATTGGGGAAAACGAATTGAGAAAATAGTCGCGGCGTTACCGAAAAAGTATAATGAAATTTTGAGTTACAACTGGGAAAACGCGAAGGTGAAGGTCGAGGAGGATAGCGTATGTTGGTGAAAGATTTTGTTGAAGTTATTGATAAAAATATCGGTTATTTGCCCATAGTGGACGGTTCGGGACGTTATGCGGATCTGATGAATAAAGAAAAATTGCTGTCTAAGTTTGAGGATTATGAAATTATCGCGGTTAGTGCGGGGGATGAAGATTATTTGGTCTTAAATATCAGCGAGAAGCACCCTTGCGAATACTATAAAACAACGAGAACGGAAAGGCGCCTAAGTGATTATGAGCGCGGTGTTTATTTTGGTCGTTACGGGTTAGAAAAAGAAACTATAAATGAAAAATGGGCTTATTGTACCGCAACAAAACAATGCAACCTTTGTTATTGTGGCGGCGATAAGAAAAAATGCGAACTTAGCACCAAATAAAATCGGAATTTCATCGAAAACCCGTTCAAACAGTTGACAAATGAATTTTGGTGTGTTACAATGAAACCACAAAAGCGAAGAGGTACTTATATGATTAAATGCAAATACTACGACGATGGTTATTGTACGAGCGATAATCTTGATTGCGGGTTTTGCCAACTGTGTTGGTATAGAGATGAAGGCGATAACATGGAAGAGTGTGCAGAATACGAAGAGTGTGAGGAAGTTTGAAAATAATGAAAGAAGATTATACGTTTTACAATTGTTATTGCGGCGATAACAACCCTATTGATTTTAAGGCTTATGTTTTGAGCGAGCTTAGAAAGTTGAACTATTTCCCTTGGCTTAGAGACGAACCGAGAGATCTTACGGACGAGAAAGATTTCTTAAACGCCACACAGAGAATTCCTTATTTAGAAAAGGAAATAGAGCGGGATAAAAAAAGAATAAAAGAAGCCAAAGAATTTCTTAAACGAATAAACGAACATCCCGATGAAGAATACGAAAAATACGTGAAAGACGAAACTGAGAAATGGCAGGCTCAATATAATACTAAAATTCATAACACAACGGATTATGCCACGGAGCGTAGTGAATATCTTAATCGTAGAGCCGATGAATTAGAGTTTTTTCTCTCTAAATGGGTGCTTCCCGCCGAATACCTTAGAGTGACGGAGAATCTGAATAACCAACTTTACACGGTTAGAAAAGAGGCCCAACAAATTAAAGCAGATAGACAACGTTTTTATGACAACTTAGAAGACAAGCCCGTTATAGCGTCTAAGGAAGTTTATCTGGAAGATATTAAAGAACAATGCGAAGACATTATAAAGAGAAGTCAGAATTGGATTTCTGATAATAAAAGAAATATCGAAAGAATGAAAAAGCAGGACGAAGCCACTCATAAATTGTTTGAGTCTTTGAAAAAGTTTGGTAAAGAGTAAAGATATGATAAACGAAAGCTGGAACAGAATGTTGGAGGAACACAAAAATGCCAGAGAACGAGATAAGGCGAATCATAAAAGAGGAAATGTATAACTTCATAGAAGACGCTTACACCAAACTCAAAAATTATAGTATATTTTCAGATGACGGGGATAACTCGCCGCGTCCGTACACGATAACAGATGTTTTTGGGGAATGGTTGAAGGAGTACAAAAATGGCGAAAGATAAATCGGTATACGCTCAGATGATTAAAATTTGGGTTGATGACTAAAGAGAAATGCCAAAAGATTACGATATTTGGGAAATAACCGTTTGGAATACTAAGGGGGTGTTTTATATGAAATTAGAACCAATATACAATAGATGTACAACCGTTTCTTCCGCAATGAAGGTTTGTCACTTAAAGGCGATTTTAGAAGATTTACCCGATGATATGCCTGTAGTAATTCCCGCTCACGTCGATGAGAATTATAACATTTTAACAAATTGTGTCGCAGTCGGGACTGCTGGCGTTCTGAGTTCGCCGTATGAGGCGACGAAGGTTTTGTGCTTAAACGCCATAGCGAGCAGAAAGAATACAATCGCCAGTCAGATTAACGATACAATGGAATGCGAACAAGTATTGTTTTAAAATATTGAAAAATTCGAGAAAGATAGATAAAAAGATAGAGAGGAACAAGATATGATTTTAAAACTTAAACTTAAAAATATAGACGATAATTACGCTTGGCATTTTGTCGATGGCGTCGAAAATGTCGCCGTTGAGAAAACTGAACTTGGAAATATAAAAAGTATTACTTATAAAAAGAAAGGCGATCCCGACGTAACAAATTTGGTTCTTTATAAAGAAAGTCGTGGTTTTTTAGCAGCCGAGGCTTATATTTTAAATAACGAGGGAAAAACAATCGAAAATTTGGTTTCTTCGCAATCTCAATCTAAAACCCCTTCTCATAAATTTTCTAAAACATTTGGTGTCGTAGGGTTCGACAAAGAAATCGTTGTAGGGAATAGAGATGCGGACGACGATGTGTTGGCGAAGCTTGCGCAAAAATCTGAAAAAGAAGGAATTCCGATTGTTTGCTTATACGAGTCCGAAGCTAGATCTTATAAACAGCAATATCCAAAAGCGGATTTTATATCCCTTCAAAAGTTTATGGAATGCGGGAGACGTTTTGGAAGCGGCGTTATTCTTTATAAGGCTGAATTGTTGCTTGATTTTCTTATGCCAAATGAAGCAAAAGTAAATGTTATTAATTATACAGTAGAATAAATTAAAATAAAAAAATCTTTCTCGTTTTTGAAGAACTTGCGGCTAAATGCTTGACAAGTTCTTTTTTATCTGCTATAATAAGGGCACAATCGGAGGTAGAAATATGGAAACTATAACTTTAATCATTTCAGCAGTTGTTCAGGTGGCTTTAGCAATCGGGTTTTTTGTGGTTTATAACCAATACCAAAAAGCGGCGAAAAAGGCTCGCGGCTTGGAACGCGAAGTTGAGAAACTCACGCAGCCGAATTTAGTCTCTCTAAATCCCGAAACTTATAACGTGATTTCTCGGTGGATTAAAGATTGCGGGGTTATGCAGGTCGGGATTACGTTGAAATACGACGAAGAGCAACGGGGTTATCGTGTCCTGATTTACACGGATCATGCAGGTCGCCTTATCGGAAAGGCGGGTTGTAAAATCGAGGCGGTTAAAAAGGAACTCGCGGAGCTGAAACAAGCGAGAAATATTGTAAGCGTGGAAATCAATGAGGTTTGGGGTTTTGTTAATCAGCGAGAGGTGGATGTGGACGCGTATTACAGCGCGTACATGCTGAATTGGCAGGCTTATGAAGAAGCGGGCGAAGAAGAGATATATTAAAACGGCGATTTTATCGGAGGCGAAAAATGGAAAAGAATGGAGGAATTTCGTATCTAATATTAGATAAAGATTTACCCAAACCCGATGTGGATTGGAGCGAAATTTATGGGAAAAGCTTCAATAGTCGCATCGAGAAACCGACGGTATATATATTTGTTAGTCGAGAAACGGATAATGTATATGTTTGTAAAAAACCAGAGAGGTAGGAATGAATACGGAACGAGAAAAGATTATTAATATAGCGTATAGAGTTTATAAAGCGCACGGTTCGAGAGAGGCGATTAAAGCGGATACTAAATATGGGGAATTCGTGGTCATAGATGAGAAAGGAAACCCTGTCGAAGAGGAGATTGAAAAGGTGATAGAGGTAATGGGAAGATTACAGGAGGAAAACAAGAAATGAAAGAAGTTTTTAAATGTGATTATTGCAATTATATCGGAACGAAAGAAGAAGTGATGGAGCACGAAAAGACGTGTTTGAATAACCCCGAAACGAAGTGTTGCTATAATTGCAAATACATTCGTAGAGATACTGATATTACGTTGTCTTGGGATAAAAAGGGGTTTTATGTGTGCAATTATAATAATACATTTGAACATAATGGCAAGATTTATCGCGCAAGAAACCCATTACCGAATAAAGAAATTTGCGAACATTATGAAAGAGGGGAACCTGGCAGAACAATTCCTCTATAATAAGATTTGTTAAAGGATAGTTTTTGAAATGAAAGTAATCCGAATAGAACAACAAGCGATAACTAAACGGCATCAAAAATGGTTATTTATAAATGAAATGTGTAAACACACAAAAGATTTATATAATTACGCGAATTATTTGATAAGACAAGAATTTGTACAAAACAAGAAATATATTCAATATAAGGAACTAAATTTTGATCTTAAATCCAACGAATTATATAAATTTTGTATGTCACAGCCTGCTAACTGCGTCTTGCGTAGACTGGATAAAAACTGGAAATCGTTCTTCAAAGCCATCAAAGATTGGAAAGAACATAAAGAAAAATATAATGCAATGCCCAAATTGCCGAAATATCTCAAAAAAGATGGCAGATTTGTTTGGGAAATTCCAAACAATGCCTGTTATGTTGTTGGAGATGAATTACATTTTCGTATTCGCAAATTGCAGGATATAAAATGGAAAACCAAGGCAAAAGGTAGATTATTACAAGTGCGTTTTGTTCCACGTGGTAACGACTATGTAATGGAAGTTGTAACAGAAGTAGAGATTGAGGATAAACCCAAAAGAGAAATATCTCGAGTTATTGGAATGGATTTAGGCGTAAATAACTTTGTAACCATAACAAATAATATTGGTGAGCAACCGATTATTATTAACGGCAAAGGACTAAAAAGTATAAATCAATATTTTAATAAGAAAAGAGCTTATCTTATGGGTAGAACAATTCACAGAAATAAAATAAATTGGTCTAACAAACTCGATAGATTGACTAATAAGCGTTTCAATAAAGTTAAAAACTTTATGCACCACGCAAGTAAATTTGTAATCGATTATTGTAGATTGAACAATATAGACACAATTATTTGTGGATTGAATAACCTTTGGAAGCAAAGGGTAAAACTCGGAAGTAGCACCCAATCGTTTATATTTATTCCTTATAATATGTTTATTAGACAGCTGACCTATAAATGCGAAGAAGCAGGAATAAACTTTATCACAACCGATGAAAGTTATACTTCTGGAACGAGTTTTCTTGATAACGAAGAACCAATTAAAGAAAACTATAATAAGAAGCGTAGAATTAAACGTGGGTTATTCAAATCAAATAATGGGACGCTAATTAATTCTGATGTGAATGGTTCTTTACAAATAATAAAGAAAGTAGCTCCGAACGCTTTTGCAGACGGAGTACAGGGTTATCTGACCCCAGCCATTATAAATGTAGCTAACGCTATATGATTTATGACAAATATATTTTTATATAACAGAATAGTAGTTTTATCGAGCGATCGTAAGGACGAATAGAAGAATAGGAGTAATTTATGAGATATATTAACTTCCACCGCCATTCCATGTACAGCAATTTGCGCAGTTTGGATTGTGTTGTTAAACCCGAAGAATATATGAAAAGGGCGGTAGAACTCGGACAAAAAGAATATGTTACGACCGAGCATGGTTTTCAAGGCAATATCTTCGAGGCTTATACGTTGTGCCAGCAATATGGTTTAAAGTGTATATACGGAGTCGAGGCTTATTATGCTGATGACGCGACCGATAAAACGGAACGTAGTGCTTTTCATATTATACTTATTGCTTTAACCGAAAAAGCACGCCGTGAAATTAATAAGATTATGTCTTGGGCAAATACGGACGGGTTTTATTACAAACCTCGTATCGATTTGAAATGTTTGCTCTCTTTAACTCCAACCGATACACTTGTTACAACGGCTTGTATTGCGGGCAGACTGTTCAAAGACGGCTGGAAAGAAAAGTTTTTTGAGCCAGTATATAAACATTTTGGGAAGAACTTTTATCTTGAAACGCAAGCTCATACACACCCGCGTCAAGTTGAATACAATAAGAAGATAATTCAACTGCATCGCGAACTTGGAATTCCCATTATCCACGCCAATGACTCTCATTACATCAAACCCGAAGATTCAAAATACCGCGATTTATTCTTAAAAGCAAAGGGCATAGAATATGCAGATGAAGAGGGATTTATCCTTGATTATCCTGATAGCGACACGATATTGCAAAGATATAAAGAGCAGGGCGTTTTAACCGAGCAGGAAGCCATTGAAGCCCTCGAAAACACTTTGGTTATTGATAAGGCAGAAGGTATTCATTTAGACAAAGAGTTTAAAATACCGAAAGTCGTAGAAGGCGATAGCAATCAAGAATTAAAAAGGCTTATCAATGAGGGTTGGAAAAAAGAAAGAGAAAATGTTCCGCGAGAAAGATGGAACGAATATATCGAGCAAATCAAATACGAATATAAAATAGTCGAAGATTGCGGAATGGCGGATTACTTCATATTAGACCATTACGTTGTGCAAAAGGCAATTCAAGATTATGGTGCGATTTTAACTCGAACTGGGAGAGGAAGCGCAGTTTCTTTTTATATAAACAAATTGCTCGGTTTGACCGAAGTAGATAGAATTGCCGCCCCGATAACATTATACCCAACACGTTTTATGTCGGCTGAACGTATTTTGAACTCTCGTTCTCTCCCTGATATCGATCTCAATTTCGCCGATGTAAAACCCGTAATTCAAGCCAGTAAGGATATTTTAGGGAAAGACGGCATTTATTATATGATCGCTTATAAGCCTTTGCAAGAATCTTCTGCTTTTAGATTATGGTGTAAGGCGCAAGGGTTAGACATTAAAGAATACGATGACGCTGCGAAAGAGCTCGAAAATCATATAGAAGACCCGAAATGGAAAGATCTAATCGAAGGCAGTAAAATATTTCGCGGCGTAATCGAATCGGTCGCTCCATCTCCTTGTAGTTTCTTATTAAGTAACGATAAAATATCCGAAGCAGTCGGTCTCATTAAGGTCGGCGAAGAAATGTGTTGTTGTCTTGATGGATATAATTGCGATTGTTATAAGTGGCTTAAAAACGATTATTTGACCGTTTCGGTTTACAGCATTATCGATCAAGTATATAAAATGATTGGTAGACCGATAGACAACATCCCAACGCTTATAAAGAATTGCGGTCCCGAAGTTTGGGATATTTATGCAAAGGGATTAACGACAACCATAAACCAAGCAGATTCGGATTACGATAAACAAATTTTAAAGAAATATAAGCCGCAAAATCTTGCCGAAATGTCCGCATATGTCGCCGCAATTCGCCCTGGGTTTGCTTCGCTTCTCAATAACTTTATCGAACGCAAACCTTATACGACGGGCGTTAAAGAACTCGATGATATATTGCAAGACTCATTCCATTATTTGATGTATCAAGAATCAATTATGAAATATTTGGTTTGGTTGGGGATCGAAGAAAAGGGAACTTATGACATAATTAAGAAAATAGCGAAGAAGAAATTTAAAGAAGAAGAATTAAATGCGTTAAAAGAAAAACTTCTTGCTTCTTGGGAAAACAAAATAGGGACTAAAGATGGGTTTGCAGAGACTTGGCAAGTAATCGAAGACGCGGCTCACTATTCCTTCAACGCATCTCATTCGCTTTCAGTTGCTTTGGATTCAATGTACGGAGCTTATCTTAAATCTCATTATCCGCTTGAATATTTTACCGTAACACTTACGATGTATTCAGGAGATATGGATAGAACAGCGAATTTAATTGCGGAGCTACCTTTCTTTAATATTCAGATTCACGATATTTCGTTCGGTCACTCGAAGTCGGGTTACAATATGGATAAATCGACCAACACCATTTACAAAGGAATGGAATCTATAAAATACATGAATGCCTCGGTTTCTGACACGCTTTACGAGCTTTCGCAGACGAAGAAATATAACAATTTCCTCGAACTGCTCAAAGACTTCCCAGGTGATTCACGTCAATTGGATATTTTGATAAAGCTTGGTTACTTCGATTGTTTCGGAACACCACAAATGCTTTTATCAATCGTCGATATTTATAACACTTATTCAGGCAAAAAACTTCTCAAAAAAGAGACTTGTACCATTCCTCGCGAGACGGTTCTTCAATTTGCGACCGAGACCGAAAAGCAGTATCGTATAACCGATCCCACCGCGCTCGTTTCTTACCTCTGCGAGAACGCCAAACCGAAGGAATTCACGCTTTCTGAGCGGTTGGCTTCCGAGTTGGAATATTTGGGATATTTGAGCTTTAAGAGCACAGACGCGAGAGATAAATACAATGGATATGTCTGCTCGGCCGACACAAAGTTTTCACCAAAAATCACGGTTTATAACCTTTATACGGGCGGAACCGAAACGATTAAATGTTACAAAAAGACCTTCGCCGAGCAACCACTCGCAAAAGGTATGATTATCACTTATTACACCGAAAGTAAGCAGAAAAGTCGGTTAAACCCCGAAACAAAGCAGTTCGAAAAAATCCCCAACGAGTTCGAGCAGTGGTTTAAGTGGTATCAGATTAAAGAACTTCCGCCAAAGGAGGCAAAATAATGGCAGTTAAAAAACCAACAAGATTTTCATATAGCAGATTAAACCAAATGGAGAATTGCCCGTTTGCTTACTATTTAAAATACGAGCAAAAACACTTCCCCAAAGACAGTGCTTTAACGATGGAATACGGCAATTTGTGCCATTACATTCTCGAAACGATCGGTAATTGTATAAAAGACGGCAAAGAAATTCCATACGAAAAACTCACAGAAGATTTTTGGAACATCGAATTACACACCCAAGAAAACGGGAAGAAGAAAGAGGATATTCTCGGGTCTAATCTTCTCGCCAAGAAATATCCCGAAGCGTGGGTAAAGCCCAGCCGCGCAGGGAAAACTTACGCGGAAAAGGCAAAATACTTCGCGGCGATTGGAATGTATCGTTTGGAATGGTATATGCAGAATCATCCCGAACTTGAAATTGTTGGTTGCGAAGTTCCATTTGAGTTTAAATATAACGATAATTACGCCTTTTTTGGATATATTGACCGTTTGCTTAAAGTTAAAGGGCAAAATAAATACGTAATTCACGATATAAAAACCAAGGATAAAGAGTTTAGAAAAGAGGATTTGGCGACGCCGTTACAGTTCGTGACTTACGTTTTATCACAGCAAAAGGTCTACGGTGAAGACGCAGAGTTTGAATGTTGTTACGATTTGCCTTTCGCAGGGGAAGACGGCGTTTGGCAGTCGGCATTGACAAAGGGCGGAATGAAGCGCGGACTTGCAAAAATCGACAAACTTTTTACGAAAATCGAAAACAAAGATTGGAAGCCGTCGCCGAGCATTTTGTGTGCTTGGTGCCCGTTTAGCGCGAATAACCCCGATCAACCCGAAGATTGTAAGAATTTGTGTTGTTATTATAACCTTTCCACGCAAGACGAGTTCGATACTTATCACGTTAAGATGGAATGGAAAGGAATGGATAAACACTTTATTCAGATGAAGAAATTCATGAAGTTACAAGAGATCGACGAAGCGATTAATGACGACGATTTCGAGATTTAAGGAGAATTAAGATGGGTTTTGTAGATAAAATAATCGAAAAAGCAGAAAATAAAATTCAAAAGATAAAGAAAAAACGAGAGCAAAAGGAGCTTATTAAAAATTTTAAGAAACATTTGGAGGAGCCATTAGACGGATTCGTTTGGCGGGCCAGTGAAGAATTCTTAAACTTTTACAATATTCCAGAAGAGGTGAGGCATCCTCAATGCGAATTTTCATTTGGGAAATTGTTCGTCCGTTGTTCAAAAGCGGATTTTCGCGAAGGGGTTGGAATGGTTTATCTTCTTGAAGTGTTAAAGGATAATTCGAAGGAGAAGTAAAATGGAATACGATGAATTGATAGAGAAGATAAAAGACGCGCTTAAAATCACCAAACTCGAAATTTACGAAAAGGCGGATTTACGAGCCATTCTCAAAGAGGCTTGGTTGGACGGATACGAAGCGGGGTTTGAGGAAGGCGAAGAAAACGGAAAAAGAAATTTCGATTATTGAGTTAAAACGCTTGACAAACGGATTTCGGTGTGATATAATATGCTTGTAAATTGGAGGTTAAAATGAATAAAAGTTTAGAATTTGTAAACAAACGATTGTCGGAACGAGGCAAAGCAACCTTAAAAAAAGAAAATGTTTCAGTTTTTCGTCCTTCAAAACTTTATAAAGATAAGGTTGCAGAGTTTTCGTTTAGTACAACTTTGGAATTTTATGATGACAATATACCAGATATATTGGTCGAATTGACAGAAGCACCCGAAGATTTTAACAATTTTGATTGCTATGGTTATCATGGCGAACATAATGATGGGACCTTGATGTTTATCCCAGTAGCAGCAGAAGAAATATTAAATAAATTTTTATCTCTTCGCTGTTGCCCATCAAGCAAGATAGACACCAAAGAAGATTTGATTGGTGTGAAGAAGATAGAAATTATGGTTGGTGATATTATTGCCTACCAACAAGATGACGAATCGCCAGTTCCAGAAAAGCCATGGATGACCAACAAATTAGAGGTTTTTATCCCCGCTTATTTTGAGCTAATTAAAGAGTAATTTGAGGTGAAAGATGAAAGAAGTGAAATACTACGTTTCTGACGATGGCAAGCAGCAATCAACGGAGTTGAATGACATTATAGATTACGAAAACATTCAAGCTATTGGAGACAGGGCATATATAGGTGTAGTGAATGACGACGACTCAACTTTTCTTTATAAATTGGATGGCGAAAAAGACTTATATTATTTATTAAAACATTTGGGTATACAATATTCGGAACTCGAAGATAATTATATTGGATACGTTATAAGTAGATATACAGACCCCGATTGCTGGGCACGAGAACTCGTTTCAGCAGACCAATATATAAAAGAATTGCAATCGAAAATAGATGAGTTAAACGCGGAAATTTCCAAGATAAAAAATTATATGAAATAAAACGACCATTTTATTTGGAGAGAAAATGAAAAATAAACTTATTTATATTTCGTATGACGATAAACTTATTTCTGATAACGAACAAGAAATAATTGAATACGAGAACAGAGCACTCGAAAGGAATCTTGTTTACGAAAACGCCGATCATAGTTTGTTCATATTCAAAGTCGATAACGAAAATTTCGCCGATCATTGTTTGGTGGAAAAACTTGGTTGTGGATATACGGAATGGGTAGAGTTTCCCAATTACGTTGTTGTAGAAATTTATCGAGGACGTATCACCAGTTTGAAAACGTATCGGGAAAGCGGATTATTTAGAGATGAAATTGCAGATTTTAAAGGAGACAAATTTTGAAATGAAAGAAGTAAAATATTATATTTCTGACGACGGAAGTAGGCAATCTAAATCTCAAGAAGAAATCGAAGCGTTTGAAGCAAAATATGGAACAGATTTTAAAACAAAAGTAAGCGAAATTTTAAAGAAAGCAATAATTGGAAATTTTGTTGATGATAATCGTGATATAATTTTTCTTATTAAAATAGATAAAACAACCGACGTGAATTTTTTATTCCCTTATTTTGTATCAGACATTGATGGAAATTATAACGGTTGTGCTGTTATAAAACGTGTAGACCCTAAAAAATATATATCGTGTTGTTGGGGGTTATTCAAGATTGATTCTTATTTGAATGAGTTGCAAAATAAAATATCCATAAATCAGGCAATTATTTCTAAAATAAACGAAATATGTAATGAAAGATGAGTTTTATAAGGAGAAAAATGCGACTTAAAAGAAATAAAAAATGTAGAATATTTTTTCGTCAACATATTCCTAATTTTATAAGTGGATATGAACCCAAAAAATATATTGTTCACTCGTTTGAAAACCTACTTAAAAAAACAAAAAAATATTTAGACAAAAACCAAATCAGAGATCTGGTTTTCACGACCAATGAGACAGGGAAAATGTTGATGATGAGCTCCACTGTTAAAAAATGGTGGTGGGTGCTTGGATATGTTTCGGGAATAGATTTAAGAACGAGATTGCCTCAGTTTGACGAGGTTTATAAAGGTGAAGAAAATGAGACCACTGATAATGGAAATGATTTATAAATATGACTTTTTAAGCAATTTTTACGATTGCAAAGTTACTTACGACGGAATAACTTATCGTAACAGCGAGGCAGCTTTTCAGGCTCAAAAGACCAAAACGAAGCACGAAAGATTACGTTTTGCGAATTTACCGCCTCAAAAGGCGAAGTCGATGGGGCGTGGGGTTGAACTTCGTGAAGATTGGGAAGAAGTCAAAGATCAGATTATGTACGAAGTTGTGAAAGCAAAATTCCAGCAAAACCCCGATTTGAAACAAAGACTTTTAGACACAGGAGACGCCGAAATCGTCGAAGGTAACCATCATCGAGATTGGTATTGGGGTGTCGATATGGGAACGATGCAGGGGTACAATAAACTCGGCAAAATTTGTGAAAAAGTCCGTGAAGAACTCGGCGGGTGGAAACGAGATTATACCGACGAGGATGTTGGATTAGAGCTAAAATTTGTCGAATAAGGAGAGAGAAAATGGCAATAAAAATAATTAAACAAGGCGTAAAAGAATTTCACATAACTTGCCCGTATTGTGGTTGCGAGTTCACCTACGAAAACGAAGACGTATGTAACTCCGAAGTGATTTGCCCGTGTTGCTTAACGAATCTGCCACACAAAGGCGTGAGTGGCAAAGTCGATGACTGTCCGCTTCCGACAAATGGTGGATACGGCACGATAACCAATCCCCACGGGACTTACCCATACAACGATTTGGTTTATCGTCCTTTCACGCTTCCCGAAGGGGCAACGTTAATAAACAACGAAAGCGGTTGTGAAGGTTGCCCGAATAATCCGAAATATCTCAAAACGCCATATATTGGAGACAGTCCATGTCAGTGGTGTCAGAAAAACCCGTGGAAGGTAACTTGCACATCGAATTTGAAATAAGGAGTTAATTATGACGACGATTGATTATAAAAAGGTAAAATGCCCGAAATGTGGGAAGTCGTATTTCCGCGTAAAAGAAAACTCGGGTATTAGTTTCACGACCTTGGTTTTTACCACTAAGCCCGATCCGATTTACAAAGACGGTGAGTTACAAAACCCAAACGAAGCCGAGCCGACAAAAGTGCGTTGCGAGTGTTTGGAATGCGGGTGCAATTTCCGCGTTGAAACACACGACGTTCATGGAGATTATCGGTTTATCGACGAAGAAGCGGAACGAGAAGAAAACAAGAAAATGTTCGCGGAAAGTTTTAAAGTGCTAAAAGGGGAAACCGAGAAGACTAAACCCGAACTCGTTATCGGAACGCCGTATCAAACGGGAAGTTGCCAATTACAGATTGCCGAATCCCAACTCGTAAGATCCGCCGTTGAGCCTGTTTTTGACAAAATCTCGAAAACGTGGCAAGAAGAGTTGAAAGAAGAGCTTGACGAAATAAAGGAAAGGCTTGCGAAGTTGGAGGGAGAGAAATGAAACATCTTAAAAAAGAAGACGTCGATGCGGAAGAGGTAAGACTGTTAGTTCTCAATATCGAAGACCCGCTAAAATATATAGATCGTAAAACCCCTCGCATTATATGGGAGGTTGGAACAACTGAAATAGTTGTAAATTCTAAATCTTATTATTTTAAGTATTTAATGTACGATGGAAAGTTTTATGTGTTTGAAGGAGACGCTAATTCCCCGCTCGATGGCGTAGAATTATCAGAAACTAATTGTAAAATAACATTTACGGTCGAAACCCGAAAAGGGTTGACTGGGAAAAATGTGGACGGCTGGGTTTTAAGCAAGATTATTGTTAAATAAAATTTGAAATTTATTGTATGGAGGCATAAAAATGTTAAACAAAAAAGATGTGAAAGACGTTTATTATAAGCGTCAAGAAGAAGCACTCAAATCTAAATTAAAAGAGGTTGTTGAGTTTTTAGAAAAAGATGGAATAGTTTCTTACATTGAAAACGAAGTTAAGAATACTGTCGCAAAAGGTTGGCCGTTCTGCGAATTAGATATCACTATTCCTAATTATGAAAAAATGAATGAAGAGGAAAGATGCGAAGCCGCGAAAGTGTATTTTGGCAAAATTTATAGCTTTTTAGACTTAATGGGTTGGTATGGTGGAGAACTGTTCCACGATGGTGTAAAACCTCCTTATCCCTTTGCTAAAAATGTTTATATAACCATTAATTTTAGCAATTTATTTTCTCAAATTGATAAAGAAGTTAAATACGATTTAAGAAAAACTTTATAATTTTTCAAAAACCCCGTTCAAACGCTTGACAACGGGGTTTGTTTTTGCTATAATAAAACCACAATCGGAGGTAGATATGAGATTTTATGATTTTGAGAAAAAACAACCAAGAAAAGACGAGTTGATTTTAATAAAGACCACAAATATAGGTAAACCCGAGTGTTATCAAATTGCTCGATATAAATACGATAATACAAATAGCGAGTTCCAATTTGTAATTGCGGATTTTAAAGGGACCGAATGGGTTATGTTTTCTCGTGGCAAAACGATGAGTTGGGCAAAACTAGGAAGATTATCGAGAATAAGATTGGAGAAATAATTATGAACTGGAAAGAAGAATTCATCAAATTATTAGAAGCAGGAACTTTTAAGACCGACTCGGAAATCGACGATTACGCTGACGAACATAATTTGCCCGCAACCGACGTGTGGCAGTGTTTTGCGGAGTATAGAGACGATTGTTTAATCAAACAATCAATTGGGACGCCGTGCGAAGGTTGTAAATACGTTGCTCGAATAGAAGGTTCGGCATCGCCTTGTTATGAGTGCTGCCGAAATAAGGCCGATTTTTACGAAAAGGAGAACAACTATGATCGAAATAAGTAAGCCGCTTGAATATTTTCAAAGTTGCAATTGTTGCGGAAGATATAACAAACGCGGGCCTGGCATCGAGCAGATGTATAAAAGCCTATGTAAAAATATAAGAGAATACGATGTTAAAACCGCTCCTGGAACGTGCATGCGCATTCGTTTGTGCGAAGATTGTGCGAAACAGCTCAGGGATCAATTGAACAAAATTTTAGATGAATAAAAGGCACGTTTTATTAGGAGGTAGTTATGTTTGATATATTTGAAGAAATACCAATAGATGAGTATTTAAATATCTTGGATAAAATGGAATTTTTTAATCAAAGAGCTGGAAGAGAACTTTGGTTTGATAAGCCTAAAAATATTCAAGATAAGGATATAGAAAATTTTAACAGAGATATAAACATTCTAAAAGAGTATATTTTAAAACAAAAAAAGTTACAAGTTAAAAATGAAAAATTCGAGCGGAATATGAAAAATGTTCTTAAAATCGAAAAGAAAAACGCAGTCAAAGAGTTTGCGGAGAAATTAAAAGCAATCATTTCGGAGAAGGGAACGCTCGTAAGAGATTATACGGGCGACGAACTCGTTTTGCGTTGCGAAGTCGATGTAGACGATGTGACAGAATTAATCGATGGATTATTAAAGTAAATAAAAAGGAGTTTATAATAATATGGAAAAGAGTATTTTTGATTTTGTTGAATTGCAAGATTATATAGAAGAGGAACGCGAACGCACAGAAGTTTTCCCTACCGATGACCCTTCTCGCGCTTGCGCAATATATTGTGCATTACATAGCGCCATACTTTTTTGTTGTAGAGAAAATTTTATGGTTATAAATTTAGACGATGTTGAAACGTTAAAATTTGAAACTGGTGAATACAAGGGGAAAACTTTTAAATTTATATGTATTAGATCAAAATATAAAGATACTAATGGTAACCAACGCGTTTCCGAATGGGAATATGATGATATAATCAAAGCCAAACAATATAAGGAATCATATTTTACAAAGAGGTTTATAAAAAATGACGAAGAATAGAGATAAAAGATACCCTGTTGCGATAGACGATTTACTCATCGAATTCGACGAGATGGATTATTGCCCGATGAATCTAAGCGGTGGTGACCCCGTTGAAGAGGCGATCGCTTGGAAAGACAGATTGAGATACGAACTCGATTTGTTGCTCGACGAAAAGAGCGCGATAGAACGCAGGGCGGTAGAAGAGTTTGCGAAAAAGTTAAAAGAGAAAGCACTTTCACATTGCAAAATTATAAATTGTTATGAGCTAACATTTATAGAGGAAACTATTAACGAACTATTAAAGGATTATGAGAAATGAGTAAGAAAGTTAAAACTGAAAAATGGAAATATTGGCTTATCGAAGACGGTTCGCTTGACGTCGACGAATTACAACAATTCATCGACGAAAACAACTTAAAGATAAAGATAATTGTTTATCGACAAGGTGCAACAAAACCTGAATTAAAGAATTTTTAAGAGGCGTAAAAATGATAATCGATTATATCGGACAGGAATTAATTTGGAATTTAACCGCGACACACCCGTACAAACAAAATCGTGGAAATTACAGTATAATGATTAACTGCAAAACCCCGAAACAGAACAAAGACGCTGTTCGCTTTTTGAGGTCGCATCTCGGAAACAAACTCTTGACAGTAGAAACTCGAAAATACATCGACGAAAACACAGGGCTGGAATGTGTTCTTGTTAACAAAATATCCGTTCCCGACGCGTTTGGCGGGTTTGGAGAAGTTATATTAGTAAATGAATTTGCGAGGGAGATTAAATAATGAATAAGCAAGAAATTATGGAAATAAACAAAGAATTCGTGAAAATAGTCGCAGAAAACCCCGAATTACCAATAAAAGTTTTTATCAGCGGAGAATGTTGTGAGGATGACGATTGTTGGTTTGTCGGAGAAATTTATGATTGTAAAGTCACTGAAATAGCAGAATACAAAGAGAGATATTACGAAAGAGATGACTTCGATTGGTTAAAAGAGATAATCTCGGACGAGGTTTATGACGAACCTGAATACGTAAATCTCACCGATGAAGAGTTTGATAAAGCGATGGAAGAGAAAGTGGAATGGCTCGGTTGGGAAAGAGTGATTTTGTTAAAGGTATCTGTTTAATAAAATGTGTGTTTTATCACGTCAAAACAATTGACAAATGATTCAGTTTGTGTTATAATTTAACCAAAATTGGAGGTATGGAATGACTTTAAGAGATTTTTTAGATTCTGAAGTAAGATCATATGAAATTTGTCTCATTTATGCAAACCATTCGACAGTCGCTATTTCGTGGATATTCGAAGAATCGTTTTCGGCAATTCCTGAAAAATACCTAAATTGGACAGTAAAAGGCGACGAATGGGTGGAGCACGCGGCCACAAAAAAAGGTGGTTTGCCACAACTCATATGGTTTCATGAAATCACAATTGAGGAGAACTAAAATGAAAGCATATAGACATATTTACCTCGACTTCCCCGACTTCACGCAGGAGAGTCGTTATGAGGTCACGAGTAAAGTAACTTTTCAAAACGGCGTAGAAGATGAGATAAAAACCACGGTTGTTTGCGATGACCCATACAATGCGATGGAAATGGTCAGAGATTTCCTTTTATCGAAGAGAGATTGGCTCGTAACGGAAGTTCACGGGCAGAGCTTTGAAGGAGGCACAGTGTTAGTCGCAAAAACCGAAATTCCGTCGTCAAAGTACGCGGTCGTTTGCGATAAAGGAGAACGTATATTTTACGCGGATGGTTATTACAAAGAAATCGAACATTATTCGGTTATTCATACAATTCCCAACAATGTCGCCGTTTATTACGGAACATTTGACGCAAAAGAAAAGGCGGAAGAACGTTGCGAAGAATTAAATAAAGAATGGAAAGAATATTTCGGAGAATAAAACAGTAATTTTATAGAGTGATTTTATGGATCGACAGACAAAAAACGAATTAGATTTTATCATTCAAATAATCATATTAATTTTAGTAACGGCGGTAGCTTTAACAGGACCAATTATATCCTTTATTCATCAGTATCATTTGATCGTCGAAGAGTTTGGAAAATTTATCGGCGGTATCTTTATCTATGATAATTATGCCTGGTGGAATTTAACCGTTTTGATTTGGATTCCGTATGGTATTTATCTTGTGGCTTGGCATAAAAAGGCAAATAAAGAAATGGCAAAAGACATGTATAAATTAATGTACTGGAAAGAGAAAAATAGAAACAGTGATTGAAAAGGATTATTTAGGAGATTGATTATGAATATTTATTTTGGTTCAACGCATTTACAAACGTTGTGTGATTTAAAAGCACTCGCAGAAAAGCACGGGTGTTCCATTACATTCGGTGTAGATAGTTCCGACGATTTCATTGGATATGAAAAATTCACAGATTATTCGGAGAACATCATCGAAGAACTGCGAAATCGGGGTTACTTTTGGGCTGATACAGAAAAGGGTTTTACGGTGAGTCTTTGGTTTGAATTATTCGACCCGAATAACGAAAAGCGCCATTACCAAAATTTAACTTATTTTAGCGGGTGGCAAGCGGTTGAATACGAGCCTGATGATGATATAGACGACGATAACCCATTATCGAAAGAAGCCGAGGAATTCCTGGAAGATAACACATACGAGGAATGCGATTATGGCGGAAAGAACCTTTTATACACGAGTTTTGCCGACACGGAAATAAGAGGGTTTGAGAGGCAGGAACACCCGAGCGTATATCGCGAAGGAATGGCGCTGAAATTTTTCGGCGATTTGGTTTGTGATTATTTGGGCGAAGAAAGAATTGCGAGGACTTATTAAAATGAAAATTACAAACAAAGACTTTTACGAAAGATACAAAAATTTCAGCGGTTCATTTTTCGAATGGTTCCGTGCCTGCGTAAACGAGAACGACGTTTTCCGTTTTTGGTACAAAGACGACCCCGAAGATATGGATGCGGATTACGTCCAGATTTCGAGTGTTATCGACATAGGCGGAGATTTCCTGCTCGGACTGAAATGCGTTGATTGGAACAACGAAGAAGAAGGAAAAGAAATGGTCGAATTTAGAAGGTTGAGCGAAGTGAAAGTAATCGAGATTTTCGCAAACGAGGAGAACGAGGAATGAGGTTAGGCATAATTCCAGAATTAAGCCGCGAACAACTCGAAAAGAAATTCCCGAGAAAAGGTTACTGCATCACTTTTTACCCCGTGGAAGACGGAGAATTAGACATAATGAACGTCGAGCAAATTTTCCTTAAATTGACCGAAGCAAAAGCGAAAGAGTTGGCAGAGCTTTTTGAGCGGACGAATGAGAAGAACGACGGGTTGAAAATCACGATAGAACTTTTTGAAATAAGCGACGAAAACGCTTGACATTCGCCTTCGATTATGTTATAATAAACGCGTAATCGGAGGTAATTATTATGGAAAGAATAGAACCAACACACAAAGAGATAATGAAATACTTGGATTGTTGTTATTACAGCCGCTGGCACAAAGGCATTTGTGAGTGCAAAAGCCCGAACCAGTTCAAGAGTTGTTACGAGGCGGCGAAAAAGCGACTGACAAGAACGGTTTTGACCGAAGAAGAGATCAAGAAAGGACAGGAAGCAAACGCGAAGGCAATGTTGGATATAGAAAGAGCGTTAGCAATATTTCACGAAGAGGTAGAAGAATGAGTGAAGAAAAATTATATTACACAGACGAAGAAGTACAAGCAGATTTTAGAAGATTTTTAAGTCCAAGAGCTTTTATGAACTGGCCAGTACATGTAATTTTAAGACATAATAGTGTAGAAAATTGGGAAAGGTGTGATAGAGTACCAATGGATCATGAAATAGTTGTGATAGATTATCCTGATGGAAATATAAAAACAGTTGTAGGTGACGGTAAGAGTAAAGCTTTAGATTGCAAAGAACTAACTCATCCAATTAATGTCATTAAACTTTATGGGCTTCATAAAATACTTCTAGGTGATGCATCAGGCATTAAAGATAGGATTCCATTTCATAATAAAGATTCAGTAAAAATATTTCTTGATAATTATTCCATCGAGTTCGATGAAACAAATTCGTTCCCTAAATATTTATTTAGAGGAAGAGATGAATGTGTAGACACTTTGACGGGAGATAACCTTATTTCAGAATTATGTAACAAGATTTTGGAATTAAGCTCTAAAGGAGAGAAGAATGAAACAACCGAGTAAATTCAAAAGATGGTTTTTAGGTCTTTTTGGCGGCGTGCCGAAGAGCGATTACGATATTATTGCTAAGCAATACGATGTTGTTGCTGAGCAAAGAGACAATTTTATTGGTGATTTGAAAATCAACGATTTACAGATTAAAAGTTTGGAGCAAGAAAACGAACTTCTCAAAAAACAAATCACCCACGACCCGATGACACCCGTTGTAATCAAGACGCAAAACGTTAAAATCAAAGAAATCAAAAGGGTTGCGATGATCGGTCCGCTGCCATTAGACCAAACCGAGTTCTGTCTGCGTGACGCGGTTTTGATGGAGGCCGCGCCGTTTGTAAAAATCGAGCACAAACCGAGCAATCAGACGGTAGCCGCGACGTTGCTGCTCGCGGAGATTGAAGATGTATAAGTTCCAAAAACCGTTATCGGAAATCGATTATATAATCAGCTTCGACCTCGCGCTTTATAAAACAGGTGTCTCGATTTACGACATTTCTCAAAAATCAATCGTCCGAACTGACAAAATCGAAGTTTCGCACACCGATGAAACACCCGTCGCGACGCTTTATACAAAACTCAAAGAATATCTGACCTCGGCAGTCGAGAAATACGGCAATTTGCTGATGATTGTTAAAGAAGCGATGCCAGCGCAGGCAGGTCGATTTACGACAATCGCGACGCTCCAAACGCTCGCGAAGGCACACGCGGCTCTCGACATCGCGGTTGCGAAGGTGGACGGGGTTGATTTTTACGACGAAGTGGGCGTTCACGCGGTCTCGGTAAAAGCGCTTTTCAAAACCGACGAAACGCCGAAACCGACGAAAACCGACATCAAAAAAGCAGTTTGCGCCCATTATGGGTTGAAAACGGGCGATTTGACGGACGACGAAAGCGATTCGGTCGCGGTGATTTACACGCTGATTAAGAAAAAGTGGAACGCGGATTTGAAGGACGAGATAAAACGCATCAAAAAAGAGATGAAAGGCTTAAAGCAAGAAAGAGCAATCGCCGCTCACGAGAAGAGAATTGAAGAATTACAGGCGATGATTTTGGAGGTAGAATAATGGGAATGAATGTTGGATATTTAACCGCTGGCAGAGGACCTGAAAGTGACGAATGCATGACGCCTTTCTATGCGTGTGAGCCACTTTTAAAGTATGTCCCGAAAGATTGGACGATTTGGTGCCCGTGCGACGAGGAATGGTCGGCTTATTACAATATATTTAAAGAAAATGGCTATAACGTAATTCGCAGCTCGATAAAAGAAGGACAAGATTTTTTTGAATACGAACCCGACGAACATTACGATTGTATAATAACGAATCCGCCGTTTTCCAAAAAAGATAAAATACTTAAACGGTTAGATGAACTTGGAAAACCGTTTGCAATTCTTTTGCCAATGAACAGTTTGCAAGGGCAGTCGAGATATAAGGTGTTTAAGAAAGGAATTCAACTTCTCGCCTTTGACAAACGTATCGGCTTTCACACCAACGGGAATATGCAAACAACGGCGGAGGGTAATCACTTCGCAAGCGCGTATTTTTGCAGAGGAATTCTGTCGAGAGATTTGATTTTGGAAGAGTTGATAAAGTACGAAAGACCGCTAATTAGTGAATAAAAGACATTTTATAAAATATTTTTCAAAAACTTCGTTCAAATGCTTGACAAGGACGAAGTTTTGTGTTATAATGAAGCCACAATCGGAGGTTGATTATGAAAAGACTTAACGCGAAAGGTGTGGAAAAACTCAACGAAATCTCGACCAAATATCGTTTTAAATCGACTTTTGAGATAGAGCAAGAGGAAGTTTACGATTTTTGCAACGACATTTTAAAAGCGGCTTATCTCGGGCTTGATCTCGACCCCGAAGATTTAGACTGGATTACTGAAGTTAGAGACGCGATGTGCGAATAAGGAGTAAATTATGAGAACAAAAAATACAGATATTTTAATGATTTGTAAATTGTGGTTTATCACAAATGACAAATGTTATGACCGAGAGTCCGCATTGTGTGATTATCTTAAATCGCGTATAATGTGCCCTGAAATTACAGACGAAAGTATATTACATCACTTGACGGCAGCGGTCGAAGTGTTTGTCGATAAACCTACATTGCTTATGACGATGAAGGATTTTGCGACAGATGAATTCCATCAGACAGACAACCCCGTGTATTTTTTGATAAGAGTTTACATGTCATTGTTGTGTGATGTTAGTATCGAAAACAACATCGATTTAAGCGATTACGAAAAAATTCGCGAATATATAACCAAAAACAAAACAGATAGAACAGCTCCCCAATGGTGGGATATAACAATATAATAATAGGAGGAAACAAAATGGCTAATTTACCAAAAGTGATGTGTAAGGAATTCGATCATAACAGACAAGTAATTTCCGATTGGGACGTTTTACATTATCGCGAAGATGACATCAAAAAGCTCAAAAAGAAATGTGCGACGCGAGCCGAATTCGCCGAAGAACTTCGCAAGAAGTTTATGTGGCGTTATTGGTCGAAAGCCGAACATGAACTCATCATATCGAAAACCGAGGACGGGAGAGTTTTGCTTACGCCGTGGTGCGGTTGTTACGATGACGAAAAAGCGACGATTGACGTAACGGACGATCACTCGCAGCTCGATTGGAGCGCGTTCGCCGATTATCACATTATTCGTCAAAAAGAAAATAAAATCGATGTTTACGACCAAATTATGTTCGGCGACAGATTTAAAAAGTTGGTTGATGTGTTGTGGACGACGCGACTTCCGTATGAACGCGACAATCCAAAGTTCCACGACGAGGAGAATAAATAATGGGCTGGAATAGGCAGTTAGTGCGGGAATTCAACCGCAAACACAAAACAAATTACACAAAGGCGGAGCTCGAAGCACTCGACTTCGCCGTAAAGTTTCGCGCGGGAAATTTAGACGTTCAATCGATGAGCGACCTCGCGCTTAACCCATTCATCAATATCGAGCTCGAAGAGCCGCTTCCCGAAGGAACGGAGGTAAAACTCAATTATGACGTAATCACCAAACGTCCGACTTATCCGAGGTTGTCGCAGAAATACAAAGATTTCATCGAGGCGAACAAAGACACAATTTTGCATACGACGGACGAGAACGCGAAAAAAGGTTACGTTTGCCTCGCGGAAGACCCCGACAAGTTGTGGTTATGGTCGCCGCTTTTCGACCTTTTGTATCGGAACGGAGCGGGCGAGTTCGTAGAATACGGCGATTCGGTTTTGGCGCCGAAAGAAACGGAAGAGAAGCCCGAAGAAATTAAAACGGAAATCGAAGAAGAAAATTCCGAGAAATCGGTAGAAAACGCTTGACACGCGGCGATAAGTGTGTTAAAATCAGAGTAAAAGTAAATACAAGGAGTAAATTTTAAATGGCAGTTTATTTTGACGCGGTGGGAACAATTCATCCCATCAAAGAAACAGAAAAGTTTAAAGCAGTCGAATATCGCAGATTCGATTCGGGCTGGGCAAAGAAAGTTCTTCGTTTCAACTTCCGCACTAACACGGGCTCGATAACGAATATGGAGATTTCTGCGCTTTACAGGGCGAACGAGGACGGAACGCCCTCAGACGACAACAAAACCTACGACAGGAACGAAGGTTGGATTGAGTATCCTGAGAGAAAAGAATACCCCGAAAAAGGCAAATTTATGACGAGTTTTCTCGACAGATCGCCTTATAAAGTCGCAAACGTTCTCAAAGCGTATGACGAGGGAAATCTCTCGACTTATGACGCGGATAAATACGATATTCATTCCGACGAAGATTACGAAGAATTGAGTAAAAAATATAAGAGCTGCGTAAAGCGTTTCCTTTTCGACATCGATTTTATCAATTACTTCGAAAGAATTTTGGCGAATTATGATAAGTTCCTCAAAGGTAGACTCATGAGAGTAAGCGGCGAATGGACTTTTGAATATTCGGCGCAGAAAGATGCGATTTACAAAAAGTTCGTACCCAACCGCATTGAATATTGCCACGACGAAGACCCCGTTCAGGTTATCGCACTCAGAGTTCCGTTTATTTTCAAAGGGAAGAACCCGATTGTGGTCGGTAAAGACGATAAAAAGGTGCTTAAAGGTTACACGAATTACTTCGCAAGAGAATTTAAGACCGAAGAATTCAACGGTAAATATCTCGCACCGATCGAAATCGTTATTCCCGAAAATCTCGAAAAGTCGGTTTCTAACAGGTTTGAAACAGAAGACCCGACCGTGACCTCGGATTACAAGTTGTGGAATCTGAATTGCGCATACATTAACGGCGCGGAGAAAAGAGAAATCGAAGAAGACGATTTGTCTCCCGATGAACAGTTCGACATCGAGTGCGGTTTCAGAACGCTCGAAGAAATCAGAGCCGAACATGCGAAAGCCGATAAAGGCGCGGACGGAAAGGGCAAATACGATTCAACCAAAGTTTACGGCGACCGAATCACCGAAATCAGACTTATAAAATGCGGCGAAAAAGGCAATCCCGAAAACGCCGAATATGACGATAGGCAAACCGAAAGCCCATCGCACGACATACCCGAAGAAGTAAAACAGGCGGTCGGCGCGGCAAGCGATGACGACGATATTTTTGAGATTTAATCGGAGGTAGATATGAATATTTTTGAGAAAATTCAGGCAATAAGAGTTGAATTGAAACATAAAGATCTCAAAATGAGCGGTAGAAATAAGTTCGCGAATTATGATTACATGGAACTCGACGACTTTTGCCCCGCGCTCAATGAGCTTATGTTGAAGTATAAAATAACGGCAATTCCGACATTTTCGAGAGAAAAAGCATCTCTCACAGCAATCGACTGCGAGAAGCCCGAGGACAGATACACAATCGAATCTCCGTTCGGAACAGCCGACCTCAAAGGTTGCCACGAAGTTCAGTGCATCGGCGCGGTCGAAACTTATCAACGTCGTTACCTTTATCAGGCGATGTTCGATATTTCGGAAAGCGACGGCTTGAACAAGTCGCAGGGCGACCCGAGCAAGCCCGCTCCGAAGAAGATGGCTGAATTTCCGAGCCATGCGGAAGACGATTTGCTTCCTGGCGAAGAAAAACCCGCTGCAAAGTCCGCAAAACCCGTTGACGAAAAAGACCCGAACGGCGCGGCAAGATGCGCGAAAATAAAGGAAGTTTTCAACGCGAAGAGAAAGGCGAAAGAGCTGACGACCGACACACAGAAAGCGATTAAAAAGTTGTTAGTCGAAAACAGCGACGACGGCGCGGGAATGTTGAACGAGAATTATTCGGCGAGGGTTTATGACCAACTCGAAGAACTTCTCGGGATAGGCGAATAAGCTAAACTGCCATTTTTGGTTTAGATATAGAGAAGCGTGGAAAGTAAAATTTCTGCGCTTTTTCTCGCCTAAACGCTTGACAAACGTGTTTTGTTGTGGTATAATAAGCTCGTAAATCGGAGGAAGATTATGATAGACAGTCAGAAGGTTTTATATAGCGCGGGAGCAAATGACGAATGTTACACTCCCGCATACGGAGTTCGTCCGATTCTCAAATATATCCCCAAAGATTGGGTGATTTGGTGCCCGTTCGACACGGAAGGGAGCGAATATGTTAAACTCATACGAGCGAACGGGAATAAAGTAATCGCGTCGCATATTTCCAAAGGGCACGATTTCTATACCTTTGAGCCGAGCGAGCATTGGGACTGCATAATCAGCAATGGACCGTTTAGTGGCAAAAGACACATTTTCGAGCGAGCATTGAGTTTTGGAAAGCCGTTTGCGTTATTGATGGCGCTCACGTGGCTGAACGATTCTGCGCCCAAACAGTTGTTTATGGAAAAGGATTTGCAACTGCTTATGTTCGATAAACGGATAAAATTCCTGAATAACGGTGAAGTTCAAAACAAAATCACGTTCAGTAGCGCGTATTATTGCTGGGATTTTCTTCCGAAGCAAATCATTATGGAGAAGTTGGAATGCAAGTGAAATGTCAAATTTGCGGCAAATCAATCGACCGCTCAACTGCATACAAAGTCGTGGTCGGCGGCGTGAACAAATATTTCTGCTCGGAAGAGGAGTTTAACGCCGACAAAGCCCGCAAAGACCGCGCAAAGGAAGTTCTCGAAACGGTTGCCGAGTGTTATCAATATTGCTCGGGTTATGGCGAACCGCCTTATAACGTGGTCAGGAAGGAACTTAAAGAAAATCTTGGAGCGATTGATATTGAAACGATTTATCAATTCGTGAAAGAAAACCGTGAAAAACTCAAAAAGACGGTTGAAAAGAAAATCGAGCGAGATGGACCGTTTTCGCAGGTTTACTTCTCGTTTAGGTATTTGAGCGGGATAATAAAGCGGGAAATACTCGAACGCGGTTGGAAGGCAAAACAAGTCGCGCCGACCGTGCAAAAAACAGGGATTGACTTGAATTTTTACGACGTCAAACCCAATACAAATCAACTCAAAAAGAGACGTTCGTTAGATGAATTGGAGGATGAAGTGGATGGTTAACAAAGAGGCTTTTATTGCGGGAATATGTGACAAAATAGACGAAAGGCTTCTCGAAGATCGTGTTACGGTCGAAGGAAATGCCGTCTCAATCTTTTTACAGGATTTGACGAATTACAACGATATCAATTATAAACCCGAAGATTTTCTAACGAAAGACGGGAGATTCCTTTTTTGCGTAGGAAAGTCGCTTCGTGATTTAGGATATAATTACCTCGATGAAGTAACGATTATGTCGAAGTGTTCACAGGAAATCAAAGACAGAATTTCCGCACTCGGCGGGTATAAGACGATCCAACATCTTCTCGATGTCGTGAACGCCGAAAACGCCGACGCAATTCTCGATGATCTAACGAAAAGCAATATTTTGATTAAACTTTATAAAAGCGGCTTTAACCTTTTCGATGAAGTAACGCTCGATAACGGGAAGCGAATTTCCCCGTTTAAATTGTTTAAAAATTTCACTTCGACAGAAGTCCTCGATTGGTATGACGCGAAAATCAGCGGATTGAGCAAGGTAAATAACAACCAAATCATTTACGATGAATATGTTGATTTCGGTGAGAAATTCATCTCGGATTTGCAAAACAACGTCGACAGCGGCGTCTCGTTTGCGGACGCGGGTGAAGACATCAACGGCGATAAAATCAGCGTCGCGCCCTTTTTGAGCAGTAACATACTCGGTCTCGCGCCTGGGACATTAAGCCTTTTTGGCGGGTTCAGCGGCGTTGGTAAAACGACTTATATGGTCGGCGTGATTATGGCACTTATTTCGCAGGGGAAGAAGGTTCTCGTCCTCGAAAACGAGATTATGAAGAACAAGCTTTACCTTATGATTTTCAGTTGGTTTATTTCCCGTTATATGGGTTATCAGAAACTCCCGAAGAAAAAGCTCGAATCGGGTGTCTATACCGACGAAGAGAAAAAGATAATTGTCGAAGCCGAAAAGCAATGGAAAGAGAAATTTGCAGATAAATTGCGCGTCGTTGGTTTATCATCGGCAAACTCGAAGTTGAGTTCACAAATTATAAAAAACTCGGTTCTCCGTTCGGGGTTTGATGTTTTCATCGTTGATACATTTAAACTTGATGATAGCGCCGACATAAACGGCGCGTTGTGGCAGGTTATGAAGAATAACATCAGCGAACTCGAAGGGTTGACGAAGAAATACAGCGTTATCGGAATTGCGACCGTTCAGTTGACAAACAGTGATTTAAAACGGTTATGGCTTGATTCGAGTTGCCTCGGGACATCGAAAGGCATCAAAGAGGTGTGTTCTAACCTAATTTTGCTCAGAAAACTTGGAGGAGATTTGGAGTTAATTAACGGCTCGGATATCTATTGCCGCCCGTTCCGTTCGAAGAAAAATGAGCAAGGAGACTGGATAGAAGAACCATACGATGCCGACCCGAGCAAAGTCTGGAGAGTGCTTTTCATAGATAAGTCGCGTTCGGGACCTGACAGTGGCGATACGGGTGTAGCGTATTTGTTGAGATACGACGGCGATCATTGCTCGTTTTACGAAACGGCGAAGTGCCGACCCGTTAGAAAAATAATTAACGGCTAATTTCAAAAATCGTGTAAAAATAGTTGACAAGGTTTCATTATTGTGGTATAATAAGCTCATCAAAACGGAAGAGGTAAGCAAATGGAACTTCTAAAAAACTTGATGATGATAGATTTAACCATAACCACGGGGGTGCTGCTCGGAGCCGCCATTTGGATGAAAAAGACAGGTGAAGGCCTCCAGCAAGTTTGTTTGAGAATTTTACGGATTTTCAGCGGGAAGTAAGCCGTGTAATAAAATTGTAATTTTATCGAAAGAAATTTTCAAAAAACGGTGCAAAATGCTTGACAAAAAATAGTAAATATATTATAATGTAAGCATAAAATGTCCCGTCGAGAGATAGGACTGCGGCGAAAGAATTTATTCAATCGTCAAACGCGGAAACCAAACAACGCGAATGGTTGTCTCGAAAGAGTTTCTTCAAAGTACACGAAGATAGCGTTGTTGTACGCCCGCTCTGGTATCTTATAAACCGTTCGAATCGGCGGTGGGCATGTTATTGGATAACGGGTGATTAGTAATTCAGCCCCAAGTGATGCGTCAGACATCAGCCTCATTTAGGAGAAAATGAATTATTCGTCGTTGGCAGGTTGGACGCACCAGAACCGCGCAGACACCGAACTGCTTGCTAAAATCGGTTTCGCGAATGACGCCTCGGAAAGACGAGGATGCATGGGAAATGTAGTGTAACGGTATAATACAGCAGTTTGTGGCACTGCCATTCAGCGTTCGACTCGCTGCTTTCCCACCATTTACGCCCTTAGTTTACTGGCAGAACAGAGGTCTCCAAAACCTTTAGCGGGATTTCGATACTCTCAGGGCGTGCCAAAATGCGTCATTGGTGTAAAAGGGAATAACACACAAACTTGTAAAAGTTATGAGTTCTAAGTTCGATGCTTAGCTGACGCACAATCTTGGTTCCTTAGCGTAGTGGTTTAACGCGCTTGCCTGTCACGCAAGAGATCACGAGTTCAAATCTCGTAGGAATCGCCAGTATTTATCACAATTCGGATTAGCGTTTATTCGTAAGAGAGGTGCAAACTCAAACGCTATATAGGCGATTAGCACAAAAGCAGTGCAGCCGACTTTGACTCGGCTTACGTTGGAGCGTTACTATCATCGCCTGCCATTATGCCGCATATACCTTCATACGGCGGGGAAGAAGGAAAAGAAGGCGGAGTTTGAGAGCGCGCACGAGTCGTCACTCATCAAGGCAATTACTTCGGTTAGGCGTAAGATTGCTACGTTTTTACGAGTTTTTCGTTGTTTCCAAGAATAAAACTCGTGTTTTATCGAGGTGTAGCTCAGAAGCAGAGCGCTAGTTTTGGGAACTAGAGGCCGTGATGGCAGAATTCACCACTTCGACCAATACCCTGTGGCAGACATTATATAGATGTTATGTACAGTCCGAAAAAAGGCGGATAGAGAGGAGGACTCTTTGTGCACGAAGAGTGGAACGAGCTACAAACCTCGACATAAACCCCGTAGCCTGATAAGCTGGATTGGCGCAACGGTAGCGCAATTGATTTGTAATCAATAGGTTGTCGGTCCGAATCCGACATTCAGCTCCAAAATATTTCCAGAAACCGTGTTATTCCGCTTGACACGGCTTCTTTTTTGTGTTATAATAACCATACATAGGAGGTAATTATGGGAAATTTCATTTTGGTAATGGGCTTATCTGGAAGCGGGAAATCGTATTGGATAAGTGATATCGTCGAAGAAGGAAACACAATCATCTTATCGAGCGACGCGCTTCGGAAAGAATTTTACGGCGACGAAAGAATTCAAGATAATCCCGCCTTTATATTCGAGCAAATGCGCATAAGAACGTTGCGGGCGTTAAAGGAAGGTAAAAATGTCGCTTATGACGCGACCAACCTCAGCTCGAAGCGTCGCAAAGCGTTGTTAGGGCAATTACCAAAAGATGTTTATAAGGTCTGTCATTGTATTGTTACGCCACTTGACAAATGTATCGAGAATGACACGAAAAGGGAAAGGCACGTTTCAGAGAGCGTAATTATGCGGCAGTTGGAGCAATTCGAGGTGCCGTGGTTTGATGAGGGTTGGGATATGATTTTTATCATAAAACAATTTGGTGACGCTCCACTGAAAGTCAACCTCGATGTGATGCACGATTGCCCGAAGTATCACAAAAACGATACGATTAGAGACCATATCACAAGGGTTGAACAGGCAGTTGCTTTAAAACCTGATATTGAACAAGGCGACCGCGCGGTTCTTCTCGAGGTGGCAAAATACCATGATATCGGGAAACCGTACACAAAAACCTTTTATGATAAGAAAGGAAAGTTTGGAGAAAACGCTCATTATTACAACCACGAAAACGTGAGCGCTTATTTATATATGGTTTCACGCGCAGAAGAGTCGGGTTATGAAAATAGAGAAAATATATACAATGACCTTTTTATCGCGTGGCTCATCAATAACCATATGATTATCTGGAATAATCAAAAGAAATATAATTCATTTAACGAACATATCAAACATTTACTCAAAACATTCAGTGAATGTGACAAGGAGGGCGCTTAAAATGTTAAACAATCAAAATGAAAGAGAATTATGTTACGCCGTAAGAGTTACCGACATTACGCCGATAGAAGGCGCGGATAAAGTCGAATTAGCGCATATAAACGGCTGGCACATAATGGTTAAAAAGGGCGATTACAAAGTTGGCGATTTGGCGATTTATTTCGAAATCGATTCATTGTTGCCGATGACTAACCCCGCGTTTGACTTTATGGCAAAATACAAATACAAAGTTAAAACACAACGCTTCATTAAGGGAACTATTTTGTCACAGGGGCTTTTAATGCGCCCCGATGAACTCGGTTTAAAAGACGTTAAAGAAGGAGATTTTTTAACAAAAGAACTCGGCGTTACTTATTACGAAGCAGAAGATAATACGCGTAAGGCGAGCAGCAAAGAACTGATTGCGACGAAGGTTGCAAAGAGAATGGACATTTGGAAGAAGAGACATAAATTCTTATCGCGCTTCAAATTCATTTGCGAACTTCGTAGAAAGTTGTTTGAGAAGCAAATAAGAGGAATTCAGAAGAAAAAGAAAACCAATTGGCCGTGTTGGGTAAAACGTACGGACGAAGATAGATGCCAAAATTTACCTCAACTTTTCAGAGAACCGCTCAACGAGACGCACTGGATTTCGACAGAAAAAATAGACGGAACTTCAACGACGTTTACGATGCTTCAGGCGAAGAAAAGAAAAAGACACGCGATCATATGTTCTCGAAACATCGTGTTTGATACGCCGCAAGCAAACGAGAAGAATTATTATAAAGACACCGACGGGAATGTTTATGTCGAAATGTTTGAAAAATATGACATCAACGCGGTTTTAAACTATATTTTGGATAAACACCCCGAATATGAATTTATAACAATTCAGGGCGAAACATATGGCGGAACAATACAGAAAAGAAAGTATTGTAACGAACACAGGCTCGCAATTTTCAATATCATTTTCAAAACGAAGGGGCTGGAGCCGATTAGACTTAACCCGATTGAAATGCACGATTTTGTTGACCAAATAAACAAAGAATTGCAAACGAAGAATAAACTCGAATGCGTGCCGATAATATGTGAAGATTTTGTTTTACCGACAACGTGCGAAATGCTGCTTGAATACGCAGATGACGCGTCCAAAATCGACGGTGGAATGAGAGAAGGTCTCGTGTTCAGAAGTCGCGACGGCAAATTGAGCTTCAAAGCGGTTTCCAACAAATTCTTAGAAAAATATCACGGGTGAGACTAAATGGAGAATAAAGACGAAAACAAAAATAAAATCACGGGATACTGCGTTCCAGTAAAACTCTTTTATCCCAAAGAAACATCTTTTCAGGATTTTGTTCCAGGAACATTTGGTATTTTACAAGTAGATATTTCTAAAGTTATCGAAGGAAATCTTCCCGCGGGTTTCAGCCAGAACGGTTGGTTTTCGACCATTTCGATAAAAGGGATTCTGCCGCCGCTCGAAAAAGATGAGAATTATTATTTCGAAATTGAAATGGTAAAAGACAGCAAAAGCCCATACGGGATTAGTTTTAACGTTTTAACGATGAATAAAAAGGTTAGACTAACCAGGCTCGCCGAACAAAAACTTTTCCTCGAAAGCATTTTAACCGAACACCAAATCGACTTGTTGTATAAAAATCTAATCGACCCGTTCGAAGCGATTGACGACGGAGACATTTTATACATTTCGACGGTTAAAGGCATTGGCGAACAAACCGCACGCAAAATAGTAGAAACTTATAATAAAGCTAAAAACGACATCGGCGCTTTTACGATTCTTCGAGAAGAATTCGGGCTAACTGACGCCGCCGTAACCAAACTCCAAGAAAAATTTCATTCGACCGACACGATAATCGTAAAACTTCGAGAGAACCCATACGAGTTGATGGCTCTCGACGGTTACGGCTTCAAAAAGTGTGACGCACTCGCGCTCAAAGGCGGAATGGCAAAAGATGCGAAATTCAGAGTTCGCGCTTACGTTACGCATTTTCTAACCGAGCAAGCCGAGATGGAGGGAAATTCGTGGATTTACCTTCGCGACCTTTTACACGGGGTTGTCGAATTCGTTCCATCGATAAAGAAGGAAATTTTCGCTGAATGGCTCAAAGAGTGGACGGGAAGGGTTGAATCGGACGAACCCGAATTCTTGTATTACGACGAAGAGCAAAAGCGGATTGGATTGAAACATTACCGCGAGCTCGAAGAAAATATCGCCGAAGAAATTTTCAGGCTTCTCGATGCGCCGAAGAAAAATCTCACGAAATGCCGTTACACAATCGAGGACGCGATAAGAGATTGCGAGGCGGATAACGGTTGGGAATACACTGACGAACAAAAGGCGGCAATTCGAGGATTTTTGACTAATAATGTCGAAATAATCACAGCCCGTGCAGGCTCAGGGAAGACGACATCGGTCGGACCGATTGCAAGATTTTGCGAGGCGAACGGGCTCATAATCGCCCAGACGGCATTATCGGGAAGAGCCGCGTCTAATTTGTCAGAAGTTACCAAAATCGAAGGGAAGACAATTCACAGGCTTTTGGGTTACAGCCTAAAAGGCGGTTTCTCGCACGACAAGAAAAACCAGATAATCGAGGATGTGGTAATCGTCGATGAATTATCGATGAATGATAATGAGTTGTTATACCGATTGCTCCAAGCGATACCAAACGGGAGCAAAGTCATTATGCTGGGGGATTCGGCGCAGCTCGAGCCATTATCTAACGGTAATTTCCTCAAAGATTGCCTCGATACAAACGCCGTGCCGTGTTACCGCCTAACCAAAATTCACCGCCAAGCCCAGAAATCAGCGATTATAACTGAATCAATTAAAGTCTCGAACGGGCAGCAAATAATCGGTAATTCGGAAATCAGTGAAATAAGGGGCGAGCTCAAAGACCTCAAAATCGTGGCTTATAAAGACGGGGATTTATCGCGAGTGAAATTCCTCACGGAATACCGAACGCTTTTACAGAGCGGCGTTTCGTCGAACGATATAATCGGTGTTGTCCCGATGAAGTTGCGCGGCGCGATGTCGAGCTTCGCGCTCAACAATGACGTGCAAAGATTCGTCAACCCCGACCCAAATCTGCCGAAAATAACATTAGAAGCGGATAAAGATAAGTATTACACAATAAAGCTCGGCGACCGCGTAATCAACCGCAAAAACCATTACGACACGATTACGCGTGCGGTTTACGAGAGATTCGGGTTTGACAAAGATAACCCTGTCGAACCGATATACAACGGTAATCTCGGCTTCGTTACGGATATAAAAGAAGATTATATCGTTGTGGATTTTAAGCAGCAAGGCGAGGTTGTAATTCCGAAGGCGTATTGGGAGGACGTGCTTCTCGGTTACGTCGTTACGACGCACAGCTTCCAGGGAAGTCAGTCGCCTTACGTTGTGGTCGGGTTAGATATGTCGGCTTACACACTTTTATCGCGAGAGCTTCTATACACCCAATTGACGCGCTCAAAAAAGTATTGCGTTTTGGTTGGGCAAATAAACGCCATTAAAAAAGCGATCTCGATTAGCCGCGTCTCAATAAAACAAACTTGGCTCAAAGAATTATTACAAAATCACGTATAAAATGTTGACAAATGATTTCTTTTGTGGTATAATAAACTCATCAAAACAGAGAGGTAAATTATGGAAGAAATTAAAGTCACAAATCATGCTTACACGAGAATGAAGGAACGCACGGGTTATTCCCCGAGCGACGCGCAAAAGGTCGCCGAAAAAGCTTATTATTGCGGCAAAGACATAAAAGATTTTAAAGGCGAAAAAGAAAAACAAAAATATCTTAAAAACGTTTTGAACGCGTCACACGAACAGGGGCGCGGAGACAGCATACGAGTTATGGGCAACGATGTCTATATTTTTGGCGGAGTTACGCTCATAACCGTGTTCCCGCTCCCGCCTAAACTCGTAGCACTTAAAAGCAAACATAAATATTCAAAAAGAAGATTTTGCGAAGAAGAGTTCGATTATTGATAGCGAATAAAATTTTGTAAAATTTAGACACGATAAAATTATTGTAATAAACACTTATTTTTTAAAAAACCGTTCCGTAATTAAAAAAACGGAGCGGAATAAATATATCGCATTTTAAAGGAGTTTTGAATGGAAATTAAAATTAAACGATTAAATGAACGCGCAAAAATTCCTACTTTCGGCACCGAGTTTTCAGCGGGCGCCGATTTGTATTGTGCGGAAGAACACGAAATGACCGTCTACGGCGGACAGAAATGTTCTATCGGAACTGGCCTCTCGATGGAGATACCCGAGGGTTATGTCGGGTTGGTTTTTGCGAGAAGCGGGTTGGCTTGTAAAAACGGGTTGAGATTATGCAACTCAGTCGGCGTAATCGATTCTGATTATCGCGGCGAAATCAAAGTAGTTTTACACAACGATAGCGAATACGTTCGCGGAATAAAGCCTGGCGAAAGAGTGGCACAAATGATTATTATGCCGTATCCGAAAGTGACTTTTACGGAGGTTGAAGAATTGAGCGACACCGTGAGAGGCGAATCTGGGTTCGGCGGAACTGGGAGGTTTTAATTTATGGCAAAGATTACGTTGTATAGCACTGGTTGCCCGATGTGCACGGTGCTCGAAAAGAAAATGAAAGCGAAAAAAATCGCATACGAGGTTTGTAGCGATACAGCCGAAATGACAGAAATGGGGTTCACCAGAGTTCCAGTCTTGAAAGTTGGAGATGTTATTTTTTACTTCGAAGATGCGGTTAAATATATAAATAGTTTATGAGGTTTTTATGCAAATACAACTTAAATTAAATGAAGATTTTGAAAGATTTTTGGATGAATTACGAATTAAATACGGCTCGGATTTTGAGTATATTAACGGTTTACATCCAAGTCAGCAAGATAGCACCTCCTTTTTGGCAGCTTTTACGGGAGCTGACACTTTGGCAGACGCTACCGTCGATCCAAACGCCAATGCAAATCATAAAGATATTCGCTCTTTTATGACAGAAAAAGGTAAGAGCCAAGATAAATTATTTGGTCTCAACAAAATATTTATCGAGATAAAGAAAAAATGGGGTTTGAGAACGGCAAAGCAGTGGCTCGAACAAGAATTTAGCAAAGGGTTTTATTTGAACGATAGTACGTCGGCGTCTTATATGCCATATTGCTACGCGGTTGATTTAACCCGTCTTGCAACAGAGGGTTTGTTTTTCTTAGACAAATACAATAGTCAACCCCCCAAACACCTCACCACCTTTTTAGATGATTTAATTGAATTTGTTTCTTTTTTATCTAATCGTCAATCAGGCGCGGTCGGGCTTCCCAATGTGATTGTTTGGTCTTATTATTTTTGGAAAAAAGATTGTGAAAACGGTTATTACATTAAAGATAAAGATTATTATTTGAGACAATGTTTCCAAAAGCTTATTTACAGACTTAATCAACCGTTTTTGAGATTAGACCAGGCAGCGTTTACAAATGTTTCGATTTTCGACAGACATTATATCGAAGCCCTTTTTGGAGGTGTTGAATTCCCCGACGGCTCTTTTGTAATCGATGAAGTAGACGACATCATTGAATGTCAAAAAGTATTTATGGAGGTTGTAAGCGACATCCGTTCCGAACAGATGTTTACTTATCCCGTTCTCACGTATTCGCTTCTCTACAAGGACGGCAAATTCCAAGATGAACCTTTTGCGAGATGGTGTTCTGACCACAACGTAAAATGGCAAGATGCTAACTTCTTTATAAGCGATAACGTCGGGGTTTTGAGCAACTGCCCGTTAAGCGGGAGTACTAAAGTGTTGTATTGGAGTGAGCGCTATCAAAAATTCCAACTCTCTTCCATTAAGGAACTCTATTTTAATATGAAGAGAGATGGGAAAGAAACTGTTACGGTTTTATCATCTGGTAAAAAAGTAAAGTGCAGAATTAATAAATTTGAAAAGTCGGCAGATTATGTTATTACTTTGTCAAATGGGAGCCAAATAGTTACTACTGGTGATCATTTGAATAAAGTATACGGAAAACCTTATGTGCAAACCAAAGACTTAACCACATCAGATTATTTACCCATTGGTTTATCGTGTTACGAAGAAACAAAAAACTTGTCTTATGAAGACGGTAAGATAGTTGGTATGTTTCTGGGTGATGGTAGTTATAGAAATAAGAGTGAATTAACATTCTCGTTAAATCCAAACACTGATAAAGACGATATAGAATTTCTTAAAAAATATTGTTCTGAACGGTTTGACGCAAAGTTTTACGAATGTTTGTGCAAAAGCCAAATATCTGGAAAGGATTCTTGTTTGAATTTTTCGGTTAATTCTAATGCCATAAGAGGATTGATAAAAGACTTTGTGGACGGCGATAACGCTTTAAATAAAGGGATAAACTTAAGGGCGCTTAATTGCTCCAAAGAGTTTAGAAAAGGCATAATAGACGGTCTGTACACAACAGATGGCGGCAACTCCAATCGTATATACACAAGCTCCGAACGGTTAAAAGATACCTTGATAGTATTATGCGCAAGTTTGGGAATTGCGACCAGTGTTATTACCGACAAAAGAAATGGCAGACTTGGCGAAAAATGTAATTATTGTATTAGATACTATACCCCCGAAGGACGGACCAAAAGAGAAGGCGTGTATATAATAGACGATAAATATATGTGGTTTAAAATCACTAACATCAGAAGAGCCAAGCCGACAAAAGTGGCTTATTGCTTCGAGGTGATTGAGCCGAATACCAGTGAAGAATTTATGCTGGGTAATGGAATTGTAACCCATAATTGCCGCTTGCTCTCTGACACTTCGAAGCTCGAGGGCTTTATAAACAGCATCGGAGGAACTGCTCTTTCGATTGGCAGTTGTCGCGTTTCGACGATAAACCTTGCACGTATCGCATACGAATCTAAATTTAATAAAAAGAAATACTTATCAATTCTTAGCGACAGAGTTACCCTCGATTGTAAAGCGTTATATTCGATGAGACATATTCTCCAGAGAAATATAGAGAAAGGGTTGTTACCGAACTACCAAGAAGGGGCACTCGAGATGTCGAAGCAATATTGTACGGTTGGGGTGCTTGGTTTATACGAGGTGATGGATTTATTTGGCTTCATTTCCACCGACGAACTCGGGAATAAATCCTATACCGATGAAGGCATTGAGTTCGCAAAAGAAATTTTTAGAACGATAAATACCATTAAAGATAATTTTACAACCGAATTTACGTTTAACGTAGAATCCATCCCCGCCGAAAATTGTGCTGGAACGCTCGCAACTGCTGATAATCTTTTATTTGAACAAGATAAATATTACATTTATTCTAATCAGTGGATACCGCTTCAGGAGAAATGCACCATTCAAGAGAAGTGTCGTTTGAGTTCAATTCTCGATAAAGAATGTTCGGGCGGCGCGATAGCCCACATAAACATTGAAGGTAGATTCCCGACAAAAGAAGTTGCTTGGGATATGCTGAATTACGTTGCAGCACACGGGGTTATTTATTCGGCGTTCAACACAAAAATAAATGTATGCAAACACCGCCACGCATTCATAGGTTCTAAAACCTGCCCGAAATGTGGTGAGCCGATTGCCGATCAGTATTCGAGAGTGGTGGGGTTCTACACGCCAGTAAGTTCTTATCAGAAAATCCGCAAAAAAGAGTTCGACCATAGAAAATGGTATTCGGTGTTGTCTAACGAGGATATAAAATGATTATAAAAGGTTTAACCGACGAGGATTTCGTCAATTATAAAAAACCCGCGATGTTTATCGCAACAAGCAAATGTTCTTTTAAATGCGAAAAAGAATGTGGTGTCACGGGGATGTGCCAAAATCATCCCCTCGCCACCGCTCCCAAGATAGCGCTTCCAGACAAAAAGATAGTTGAAAGATTTTTATCTAACGACATTTCCGAAGCCATAGTTTTCGGGGGGTTGGAGCCCCTTGATCAATTCGACGAATTATTTTCGTTGATAAAAGAATTTCGCGAAAAAACCAACGCTGATATTGTCGTATATACGGGGTATAACGAAAATGAAATCCAAGAACAGGTCGAAAAACTCAAACAATTTGGAAACGTAATAATTAAATTTGGAAGGTATATTCCAAACCAAACGCCCCATTACGACGAGTTGCTTGGCATTGAATTAGCCTCCGACAACCAATATGCAAAAAGGATATCTTGACCATGAAAACTAAAATAATTTTAAATCCAGACAAAGAGCACGTTTTGCTCATTAAAACAAAACTTAAAGAAAACGACGGATATTGCCCGTGCTCAATTCTTCGCAACGAAGACACGAAATGCATGTGCAAGGAATTCAGAGAGCAAGACCTCGGTTTCTGCCATTGCCACCTTTATGAAAAGGTTGAAGTGGAGTAAAAAACCGTATAATAAAATACTGATTTTATTAACTGCTCTTAAAATCAATTCTACGGTTAGAAATGGCGCACAGAACAGCCAAATACAAAACAAAAACTAATAGGGAGGGGAAACAGATGACCCTAAAAGAATTATACCACAGATGCGTTTATATTCCTTATACGCACGTCGAAAACGACGGCGATTACGCGCTCGAAAAAATAGGGGAAACGCTTTACATTTATTTCCAATGCTCTCACTCAAAAATCGATTGGAAGAATAACTTCGATTTCCCAGCTCGCCCGTACAGTGATATGGGAACTCCGTGGAAAGCCCATCGCGGTTTTCTTCGCGTTTGGAAATCGATAAAACCTTATATCTCCGACGCGGTAAAAGACGAAACGGTAAAAAAGATTTACGTCGTCGGTTACTCGATGGGCGCGGCGATTGCGACGTTCTGTCACGAGTACGTTTGGTTTAACAGACCCGACCTGCGGGAGAATGGACTGGAAGGTTACGGCTTCGGCTGCCCGAGGGTTTATTGGGGCTTTATGAAAAAGGAGCTCAAAGAACGTTGGGAACACTTCCACCCAATAAGAAATTGCGGAGATATTGTGACGCACGTTCCGCCCGCGCTTTTCGGATACAGACACGTGAACAAAATTTACGAGCTTAAAAACAAAGAACTCAAAGAACACCCGAGATTGTTCAAATGCGTCGATGCTCACATGGTCGTGAATTATGAATTCAGTCTCGAACAGGAAAGCGAGGAGACGGTGCATGATGGGAAAGAATGATGAAAAAAGATATGCGATAATCGAAGAGGTTGAAATCGCCGAAAACGGCGAAGTTGTAACGCCGACAGTTTTGACCACAGTGTATCAAATCAAAGAGAATTCCCTAAAAATAATTCTCACCCCGACAAACGTTCATATTGCAACTTCTTTTCAGATAACAGACAGAAAAGACAAAGAAGAGGTTCTCGATTACATCCTCAAAGTTGCGAAAGAATACGGGTTTGAATACAAACGTTCGAAGAAGAGCTGGATAAGAGAATGGAGCGCACACAATACTCTTTATCAATGGAATTATCAAAAGGAAAGAACTGGGAGCGTTGACCTCAACGAAGACGAATCGCTTTTGAGAAGGTTTTGTTATTTCTTCCTCTCGTTGTTTGAGCGAGTCAAATGGGAAGAGGAAGAAGCGAAAGAAAATGTGGAATAAATAAACAAATTTGAAGAAATCCGTTGAAAATGCTTGACGGATTTCTTTTTTTATGTTATAATACAGGTAACAAAACAGAGAGGTGAAAATTATGGCAAGAACAAGAACAAAAACAATGTTGAAAGACTTAACCCCGTTGGTTGAAAAAATACTCACTGAAAAGGTTAAATCTCGCGATGATGATCATTTGCTTTATTGTTACTTTTTAAACACGCAAGGAATTTCGAAGAATATTTCTTTTTGGACGTTATGCTCAAAGATAAGAAACAGAGAACTTCCGTCGCTCGAAAGCATCGGACGAATTAGACGCAAAGTCCAAGAGCTCAACCCCGCGCTCGCGCCGTCGAAATCGGTAAAAGAAAACAAGACCGCGCAGGAGCAAGAATATAAAGAATATGCAAGAGATTTAACTAACGGTTACGGAAGATTCAATGATTAACATAATAAAGTTTTTTATAATCCAAACAATATATGTTTCGTTAAACACGGTCTGTGCAATCGGAAGGATAAAATTCAAACCATGGGTGACAGCAGTTTTGAGCGCGATAACTTACGGCTTATACGCTTACGTTACGATAATGGTTGTTATGGAAGACATTCCGATTTGGCTCAAAGTTATCTTAACCGCGATAGTTAATTTCATAGCAGTTTTCTTCTCAATGAATTTTGTGGAAAAAGTCCGCAAACAAAAACGTTGGGACATTACGGTAAAAGCGCCGTCATACGATAAAGAGACCGACGAGCTGTTGGTTGAATTATTCGAGAGCGGAGCGAGCTTCCATTACGAAGATATTTCCAAGCCGACAATGATATACGACGGACAGGTTGAATTCCGTGATTACATAGACATTCACATTTCAACTTTTTCAAAGCAAGAGAGCACCAAAGTTGTTGATATAATTTCAAAATACAAGGGACTTGACGTGGTTACTTACGAGGAGGCAAGATGATTTATTTCGACAACGCGGCAACAACGCCGATTTCGGACGAAGCAATGGAAGAACTCATTAAATGGAACAAACAATATGGCAATTCCGAAAGTGTTTATAAAATAGGGCGAGAAGCCTCAGAAGTGGTCGAAAACGCCCGCAAAACAATCGCTCGACTAATCGGGGCGGCGGAGCCCAAAAACGTTATTTTCACGTCTGGAGGTTGCGAGGGCAACTCAACCGCGATTAAATCGATGGTTTTGAATTTGCTGGCGAAAGGCAAAAAGATAAACATTGCAATAGCGGGAACGGAACATCATTCGGTTATCAATTCCGTTAAATGGGCGGAAAAATATTTCGGCGCGAAGGTGTTTTATTACCCGTTATCAAACGGAAGAATAGACGTCGAGAAGGTAAAAGAAACAAAGTTTTTTGAAACAAGGCGCATAAACGTGGCTACCGTAATTTGGGGAAACAATGAGACGGGCGCCATCCAAAACGAAATAACGACGCTCATAGAAATAGCCAAATCGGCGGGCGCGAAAATTCACATAGACGCAGTTCAAATCATTCCCCACCTCGGTTTGACGGTCTTGCAAAAGGTCATAAGCGGTGAAAACGGAGCTGATTTTGTAACGTTTTCGGGACATAAAATTGGAGCGCCAAAAGGCATCGGAGTGCTGTATTGTGCTGATTTAGACCACTTAATTCCCCTTATAGACGGGGGAGAACAAGAGAGCGGTAAAAGGGGCGGAACGTTGAATAACGGGCTTATAGCCGCACTTCTTGTAGCAGCAGAGAAAATAAACGCGCCCGAAAATAACGAAACTTACGTTGATTATCGTCCATATTTCGAGTATATTAACGAAAATCTCGTCAAAACGAGGGGTTTGACATTAAATAATCCGATGATTTTGACCGAAACGGATTGTTTTATGGGTATTATAAACATCGATTGCAAGACCGAAAGTGGACCTATAGTCGCGTATTTAGACAATTTTGGCATTTGCGCGTCAACTGGCTCGGCTTGTAACGGCGGTGGGAATTACTCATACGTTTTAGAGAAGTTGGGATTAAACCCGACAACCTCGTTGAGAATTTCTTTTTCGTCCAAAGTCGAGCAAAAGGAAATCGAATTCTTCGTCGAAAAGATGAATGAATATTTTGATTTAATTGAAAAATTATCGGGAGGTAATTTAGATGTATAAAAAGCTCGCAGAGGCAATTAAAAAAGGTCTCGAAAATGTTTTGAGCGAAGACTTGGAACACATGACAAAATACGGCGACCCCGCACTCCCAACCGACTTTTTTTACGAAAGAGCCGCGAAGGCAACAATGGACGAATTGGCGGCGATGAACGAAGGGAAAGACCTCGCTGTAATCTTGGCAGATTTGTTGATAACAAAGTATATGGACGTTCAGTACGACCAGGGCAAAATCACAACCCCGTTTGTCGGCGATTGCGACACCGCGTTGAAAGACGTTAGAGAGGTCGTATCTAATTATTTCGAAGAGGAGAATAAAAAAGATGATAGACGTGAAGAAGTTGGAAAAGATGATTAACGAAGACGAAGACATCACGAAAGAGAAAGCGTTGGCTTGGTATTCCCTCGGTATGGCGACGGCAATTGCTTATTTCCAAGAATTGATTAACACGCTCAGTCAGGATAGCGGATTTGAAACCATTAAAGGCGGATTTGAGACGTTATGGGAAGCGGCAAATAGTAACAAAGAGGGTAACAACGGAGGCACTGGCGATGACGGACACAAAGAATTCATCAATTGAGACAAAATACCAGACTTTTATAAAGAAAGATTGGGAATACGAAAAGAATGTTGCACGAGCAGTTGCCTTGGCGACGGCGCAAGCGGTATATAAAACTTTTACAACATCTTATCTCATAGAAGTTAAAGCAAAGAAAATAGCCAGAGACGCCGACGTCGCGTTAGCTCAAAAAAAGATTAAAGGTGATATTTTGTTCCGTCACCCCGAATTAGAAACCCTCGAACAAAAGACGAAATACGTGCAAGAGAATTATTTGCGAGTGGTTATTGAAATCATTCCGTATGAGAAAAAAGAAGTTCGGGAAAGGCAGGGGATATAAATGAGTCATAGAAATAATAACGAAACAATTTGTTGGCGTTGCAAGAATGCGACAGGCAATTGTCCGTGGAGTTCTCATGGAGAAGTGATTAAAGGTTGGGAAGCGGAAGAAATTCAAATCGTAGAGGGGAAGAAACCTGTTTTAAACTCATTTAAAGTAAAAAAATGCCCAGTTTTCGAACCAGAAAAATTCACCGACTTCGAGGACGTCAGAGACTTTTTGGTAAATCATTATTCGGTTAAAAAAATACAGATAACCAGGCGGAATTTGACAAGGTGGGCGGAGAAGTACGAGATTGAAAACCCGCCGTTCCAGTTCCCGAAATGGGTTCATTTTCTCCAAGAAGATTATGTAAAAAAAATAACAGGGAATACGACCAAAGGGAGATTTGTGTAATGACAAAAGATTACGTAGTTATGGCGACGATATTACAGAGTTATAATGTCACCGCCGCGACCCCAAAAGAAGCCGAAGATATAGTTTTAAAGATACTTATAACGAACGGGCTAAAACCAAATTCCCCCGTGAGTTTTCAGGTGATTGAACAAATCATCGAAGAAACGAAAGAGGAACCGAAAAAGGAGAAAGAAGAATGAAAGCAATATTGATGATTGTTGCGGTTATCGTTATTATCATTGGTTCAATATTTGTCGGAATGATAATCGGGAAATACGAAGTGGAGAAATATAAATCCGAACTTCCAGAAAATTATTTTTTGCAAAAAGCTGCCCGTAAGAAAGAAGAGGAAACAAAAGATGAGAAGAGAAGTAAATAATTGCGTCGGCTGCCCGCCAGAGATTTATTGTTTGGGAGATAGTTGCCCGCTTCGTCATTCATTGGAAATTTCATGCGACAAATGTGGGAAGAAAATCACCGAAGACGATTGTTGGCAAGACGAGGACGAGATAAATGATTATTGTTGGAAATGCGCCTGCGAATTAGGGATAATTAAAGATGAGTAATTTTGAAAAACTCCCTAAAAACAGTTGACAAATATTTTGAAGTGTGGTATAATAAACTTATCAAAAAACAGGAGGGTAGCTCAATGCAAGGAACAGTTATTTATTCGGAAAAGGATGATTCTTCCAAAAATAGCGCGATACTAACCAGCATCAAAGGAAAGATAATCAAAAACAAGCCTTATGATTGGACGATCGAGGGTGACGAAAGCCCAGCCGATTTGGACGGGTTTGAGCTTTTCGATTACTTCGACAAGCTTTTTGGGACCGACAGTTATGACACGATTATAGCGGTCGTTGACGGCGAGGTTTACAAGACAAGAAAACGTGTTTACGCAACTCGCGGTTTGGGGTTCGAGCAAGCGATTATCGGATGCGGAACTTCGCGCGGCGATTTAATTATAGACGTGAAGTGAGGGGCGATTTGTGAACACTGTAGTTTTTTCGGATTACGATTGCAGTTATCGTTCCAGCGCGTTGCTTTTGATGGACGGCGTGGATTGGGGTTTGATCGATAAGAATATGTACGAAAGACAAATTTCCCACGCGGACGAAATAGTCGATTACGACGACGAGAAGTTGTTCGCCTTTTTTAGAAATCTGTTTAATGCGGAAATCCAGCGCATCGTTATCATTATCGACGGACAGGTCGCGAAAGTTCGGTATGATTGCCCGAGAGGATTTTTCGGGTATGAGATGATAAGCGGCGAAGTCGAAGAAGTTGATTAAAGGAGTTTTTGCATGCATTTTTCAGTAGCGGTAATTACAAAAGGCAAGCCAACGTATGAAATGATTTTGCAAGTTTTAGCGCCTTATGAAGAAGGAGTGGCTCGCGACCCCGAAGACGCCAGGTATGATTGGTTTCAGGTTGGCGGACGTTTTGCGGGTTCCATTCAAGTGGATAAGAGAACGGCGGTTGATTGCGAAGTAGGCGAGCCGTCTTGGACTTGGGGAGACACAGACCCTTATATGAGTTATGGAGACATCTTGCGCGTCGACAGCGCACGGGTAAAAGACATAATTCAATACGACAAAAGAAAAGCCGAGCGTCTCAAAAGGACTTGGGAGCTTATCTTAGAAGACGGCGAGCCGCAAGACAAGGAAGAAAGGTTTAAAAAGGCAGTCGTGTCGCCAGATTATTATCTCGATTTGTATGGCACGAAGGAAAATTTTATCGATTTAGAAAGTCGGTTTAGGACTTATGCGGTCGTAACGAAAGACGGCAAATGGCACGAGTTCGAAGGCGTGGGTTTAACCGATAATCGACAAATTGGGGACGAGTATAGAAAGCTCGTTTTCGAGAACGCGGAAGAAGATGATTTTTTGACAGTCGTGGACTGTCATATTTAAAGATAAAAAAAGGAGTTTAAATAAATATGTGTTTTTGTAAGAAAAATGGAAAGTCATACGCTGAAATAGTAGCTGAAGCTGACGCAAGGTATTACGAGCAAGAAGCAAGGGGCGAGGTTAAGAGAAAAGAACGAGAATCTGAATTCTTCGCAAATCTCGGCAAGTTGACGGCAAAAGCAAGAGTAAAAGTCTACGCTCTTGTTCCCGACGTTGTGTTTTCGATTGAGGGCAGTATTCGTAAAAGAATGGCACAAAAAGCAGTGGAAGGAGATTATTTCATCGAACTTCCGTACAAAGAATATTTTAAAACGGTTATCTCGAGAATTACTTCGGGCGAGTTTGACGATTCTGATTGTATGCTCGAAGAAGTGTGTAGGAGAATTATGGATATTTTCAACGAACAAGGATTTAAAGTGGACGCTAATGAAAGAGGTTTGATTATTAGTTGGAGGAATTAAACGGAAAGTGAAAAGGAGGAGTTGGTGTGATCGGCGGAACGGTACAAATCAAATGTAGCGAAGAGCAGTATAAGAATTTTTGTAATTCCGAAGCGTTTACAGCTCTTATCGATTTTTGTAAAGAACACGTAGTGAATCTGAATTTGAAGTTCCATAGCATTATGGGCATCGAATGGGCGCAGGCAGATTACGGCACGCAGAACGATTCTCTCACTCACGACGATATCGTGTCGAGGTTGAAACCGCTCGGCAAAATAAAGAACGAGATACGAGGCGGGTCGGGATATTCTATGTTGGAACCACAGAGCGCAAGAGAAATAGCTTTGGAATGGCTGTTAAACGGGAATAAAAGTTGAAAAAGTATAAGATATATAATATAGCGAAAATATGATATGAGAGAGGAAAGAAGGAGAGAAGTGGTTAAAAGTGGTCAGAAATGGTCGAAAGTGGTTAACGTTCTCTTTTTCTTTTAACCCAAAAAGAGGAAAAATGTACAGACAGGGACTTGGGAGCATAACCTCCCCACAATCAATTCACAACTCAATAATAAATTTGCTTCCCCAAAAATCAACGATAAAATCAGACAAAATTACAACTCAAACCCTAATCATCTCACTCAACTCGATGATGGGATTTGCGTATTTACAACGAGATAATCGGACGATAATGGCGAAAGCGACGAAAATCAGCGTTTACGAAGAAATCAACCAAATAACAGGCGAAGTAACCTATCGCCAGACGACGGAGTTCAGCGAGCGATACGGCAAACCGCCAGTTTACGTCACAACGCTCGAAAGCGAGATAACCGCCGCCCAGTACGCGGATCTCAAAGAGCACAGCTTATACGAGCCATATCAACGCCGAGAGATATGGTTTATCGACAACGAAAGCGGGCGTGAATACCGTTTAACGACACGAGAGAACACGCTCTCGATAGAGATGTACTCGAAAGCGATAAACGCCGATTACAGCCTACCCCAATGGCTACACGACATAGTTCACCAAGAAGACGGAAAGTACATACGGGATTACACCGAAACAAAGGCGAAATGGCGAGAGAAGCAAGAAGCGGCGATCTCCGAACGCAAAGCCGAAATTCAAGCGAAGAAAGACGCTGAAAAAGCAGAACGAAAGCGCAAAGCAGAGGAGAAAAAGAAGGCGCGGGCGGCGGCTGAGAAGGCTAAAAAAGCCGCTACCAAGAAGTCGAAAAAGGACGATTTATCGACTTATAACGCGACTTCTACGAAAAAACCGCCTCAGACGAGCAAGCCTACGAAGAAGAAAGAGGAGAATATCTCGGATATGTGGAGTAATTGGGCGAAAGGGAAGTAAGGGAATTCCCTTTTTGCTTAAAGCAACATTTGGAACGGCGAAGCCGAGCCAACGCCCTTGGAGGGTGAAAGGGAACCTTGGGGCGGCACAAGGTGCCCTCTAAAAGCGAAGAATAAAAAATAAATTAGAAATAATTCCGAAAAAGTCGTAAAAAATAGTTGACAAAAGAAAAATATTGTGATATAATATAAGCAGATAATGGAAGAGTGGGCGGTTGATTGTCCGCCGCCCATAAACTCGCATAACAAAATGCACCACCTTTTTTTGCAAAATTGCAGGAGTTATCGGAGATTTTTAAAAAATCTCGTCACTAAAATTTCTATAAAGGTAAACCTGTTCTGTTATTATAGAAAAAATAGTGATGAGTTTTTTCGAAAATCGTAGATTTTATCGAAGATTTTGAGAAAAAAGTAGGGTTTTTTAAGGAGATTATTATGTCAACAAACGAACGAAGTGAGTTAGTTCAGTTTCAGGGAAATAGCGATGGAAAATCAATATGTGAAACAAAATTCACATTAGCGGAAGAGAAGAAAAAGAGAGAAGAAGAAAAGCAAAGGCAAAATGAAATAAGAGATAAACTTATCAAACGAAGATTGCGTAAGACAAAAACCAAAGATAATTTGTTTTCGTATGAAGAATTGTGCGATATATTTTGCTCGGAACCGACGAGGAGCATGGACAGCCGCAAAAGTCAATTTAAAGATTGGGAAAGATTTTGCGACATTGAAAAGGTGGATCGAAAATACCATTTGTCGAATATCAAAAAAGATCCGCCGCCCGATTTGCATAAGTCAGAAGTGAAACAACACATCGCGAACGTTTTGTATTTGTATATGTATTTGCACCCCGATTCCAAAAGAGAAGACGGGAGAATTACTTTATCGAGAAGAGAGCTTTATTGGATACTCGGATACGTGAATTCTAATTATTTTGCAAACAGTGACGAATTAAGGTATATCAGACAAAACTACCCGACGATTTGGACGGAGTATAACGCGAAGCTTATCGGGTATATGAACGCGCAAATTGCATCGGCTTTTTCAACGTTGAGAAACAAAAGGATAATCGACGAATTAGATGGATACCAGTTTTGGTTAGAGGGAAAAGACGGTTGGGTGACAGTCAACGACGATATTGATTCGGACAAGATAGCACAATTATTATCTTGCGAAAAAATGGTTTTAGAGCAGATGGCGGCGGAAAACTATAACGAACAGTTAAAGAAATGGAACGAATGCGAAAGCCCGAATAAGGGGCAGTGGAAGCCCGAACGAAGAACATTCGATATGGGGTATATTTTCGCAACAGGGCAGTATGAAATTTTCAAGAGAAGAACTTGCGAATTGTATAAAAAGCATTTTAAGCTCGCGTTACGAGATTATCGAAGAGTATATAAGGTTTATGTGTTGAGACATTATCTCGGCGAACAACTGAAAGAGAATTTGGGAGAAGAGTTCGTAGAGGACGCGCAGAAATTATTCAGGGAAGAACAAATTAAAATAAACCAAAAAACAACCGTTAAAAATTTAGAATCTAAACATAGGTTGGCGGCGGAACGAGAAAATATGGACGAACTGCAACTTAGAATTTTAGATAACGAGAGCGGTTTTAGAAAAGTCACGGTTTTCAAGAGAGAACAGCGGAAATACGATGAGGTTTTAAATAAGTGCCCAGAAGCGCTTTTACAAGTCGGAATAGAAAAAGAAAAAATGATTACCGATAAGTATATCGAAATTTTCAAAGATATTACGGAGAAGCTTGTTAAAATATATCCGCAAAAATTATAAAACCACAATAAAACATTTGACAAATGATGTTGAAAGTGATATAATAAAACCATAAAATCAACCGCATCGAAATCGACACTTTTGGAGGAACAATGAAAACATACGAACGCGAACTCGAATACAGCTTCTCAGTATCCGCCGCCCAGGCTGCGAAGCTTTTTAGGGACGGCACTTTAACGCCCGTTGCGACGGAGAAAATCACCCAAACTTGGCTCGAACAGGGCGAGGTCGGTGGGTATAAAATTCGCCGCAGAATCCGCAAAATAGAGGCGCTGACTTATGGCAAGGCAATTTACGAGTACACAACCAAATACTCGAAGAACGACGAGCGGGCGGCGGCTCAAGACAATATAGAACTCAACGCTAAAATCACGCCCCAAGAATACAACAAGCTTCTTCAAATTTATTCTTCCGAAGCGAACATCGAAATGGTCAACAAAGTTCGGACTTATTTCAAAGACAAAAGACAGCCCTTGACGCTTTATTCGATCGACGTTTATCCTGGGAAAGCCGCCGCCCGAATTGAACTGGAATTCGGCTCCCTTGCGGAGATGAAACGTTGGCGTGCGCCCGATTGGCTTAAAGCCATTTTGTTGGCGAATTAACCGCCGCCCGACCGATTTATCGTCTCTCGTTTAACCACGGCTCTAACGGGCGCTCAAAGCCCAAAAAAGGCAAATCGATTTTACGGTCGGTTCTCTAATAGTTTCTTCGAGGAAAAATACCATAAAGGGGTGGGGATGGAGAATTTCCCTACCTGACCCCGTTTGCTCCGCTAACGAGCTATTCAGCTGCACTCTACGGAGCTTAGAATTGATTGTGGCGTATCGGTTGGAATGAATTTCCAAAAACGGGTTGAAAATAGTTGACAACGGGCGGCGGTTATGGTATAATATGGGCATAAAACAAGCGAGGTAAATTATGATCGAACTTAAATCTTGCGTTTGCTCCACCGAGGAGCAGGAAACCACAATTCAAATCAGCCGCGACGGAAATGAGATTCGTCTCTACACTTCCGACAATACCCGTCTGACCAAAATGCAAAAACTCATCAACGCTCCAGGGACGCTCTGGAAGCTCGTCAAAGCAGATTACGACAAAGAAGGAAACCCAACTGGCTACTTCTTCGTGTGCTCCGATAAGAATATGCTCGCGCTCCGTGTCAAACCCCAAGTGAAAGAGTACACGGAAGAGGAAAAGACGGCGCTAACAGCCCGTTTGAAACAAGCGAGAGCTAAACAATTAGCTCAAAATTAAATTCTTGGTATTTTTTTCCCAGAGAAGCTGGGAGAGATTAAACCAAACTACATCGGGATGGAGAATTTCCCATCTCGGTTATTTCCTTCCAGAATTCAATCATCTAACAAGGAGAAAATAGTATGTTTTTAAAAGACGACTGCACGGGGAGAATAGTGTTTGACAAAGAAAGCTACAAAAACGAGGAAGAGATGTGGGCGGCGGTCGCTCGGCAACTCAAAATCCTAACCGAAAACGACTACGAAGTCTATTTCCGAGCCGAGGACGCTAACATCGGGATTTACCAATTAGACTTCGCGCACGATCCAAACTCAGGGGAAGACGATTGGGGCTGCTCACGTTTTATGCTTGTCACATCGGAAGAGGAAGACGAGCTTCTTTCAAAAAGGGACGTCGGCTAATTCTGACTAATTCCAGACGCGTCTGGACAATTGACAAAGAATTTTCAAAAACCGTTAAAAAACACTTGACAACAAATTCTTTTTATGTTATAATAAAGGCACAAAAAGGAGAAAAAGAGAATGCTTAGCCGCCGCCCAGACTTAATTGAGCAAGCGACGGCTCTGGTAATCACGTCACGGCGAAGAGCTTTGGCGATTACATAGAAATAGTGCGGAACAATAGAGGCACCTTCCGCAACAGACCGAAATAATTGCCGCCGCCCTCTACGGCAGGAGTTACGATTCACTTTCGGGTGCCGAGAGCTGTACTCGGCTTTAATTAGTTCACAGCGCAGATGTTTCACCTCCAATCTTGTTTCATAATCTATTTGCTTTAAAATACCTCTAAAATCTCTTTAAGTATTCATCTGCGAAATCCCGTAAACATACGGGGGCAACGAAGCTGGTTTAGTGCCAGCTTTTTTGCTTGCCTTTTAATGGGTCGGGGTTTTGTAAAAAAAGGGGCGGCGGCTACGAACAAAAAAATCCCCCGCTACAAAGAAGTTCTCTCCTTCCAGATTAGTGCTCCGCTTCCCGATGGCTTTCGGCAAGAAGGACCAACAATGGCCTCTGACGGCGGTGCTCCAATGCCAGCGAGTTTGTCTCCGCCTCCCGACTATTACCAGAGAGTATCCTTATGGTTTCCCCTACAACCCTTTCTTTTACCTAATAAGGATTTAGATTAATATATAATAGTATCGGAGATATTCTTTTAGAATATCTCCTCTTAAATTAGTATTCACTTCGTTCATACTAATTTGGGTTATTATTTATTATTATTCTATTACTTGTATTTATTTA